CAGTCATTTGCTTTTGTCCTTATCTCCAGCCCACGGGCATCCAGTGCAGCGCGGAAGTCATCAGCATCGGGCATAAACCCGCCAAAATCTTTCAGCACTTTCGTCAGCGGGTCATTCTCAGCGCGTTCTTCCGCCAAGTCGTGTTCCAGCATCATCACCTTGGCTTCCAATGCCAGCAACGCAGCGCGGACAGGGCCAGACGTTCCTTCAGCCAGTTCTTTAATGTTCATGTGCTTTGATCCCGCCGACTCACACGCTTGCGGACAGGGGATAGAGATTGGCGGCGCTGTGCCTCTGCGAAGGTGAGACCCTCAGCATTCCGAAGGGGCCATACATCGTCTCTTGATCTGCGTGTTTGTGCTTGATTGTTCATTTTTGTACCCTCCAAATTAAAATTTAATGCTTGATAAAACGTAGGCTATGTTCCTGCATTGTTCCAGCTTTTTATGCCTAAAAAATAAGGGAAAAGCTGTGATTTTGGGCAGTCTGTATAGGTGCCACTGCTTGGTGAACATACGAAGAACAGAATGTGCGGATTTTGTGCAGGAATTGTGCAGGAATTGATGTTTGTTCCCGCCCTGTTCCGCTTTAGGGCATAGCGCAGAATCTGCGTATGTTGTTGAAATGTATGGAGTTTTGGCGCGCCCTACAGGAGTCGAACCTGTGGCCTCAAGATTAGAAGTCTCGCGCAAACCCGCACAAATGCTCATGTCTCACCCATTTTGTGCGAGTTTTGTGCAGGAATATTCTCAGGAACTATTCTTCCGGCGCGATCAAAAACAGTCATGACATCCTCTGCCTCAACGTGGGCGTAGCGCATGGTGGTCTTGATATCCGCATGGCCTAACGCACGCTGCAATTCTGGAAGGCTTGCACCTTTCATGAGGGCGTGAGTAGCAAACGTGTGGCGTAGATCGTGGAAGTGGAAATCGTGCATGTCGGCTCTTCTTAGGGCTGCTTCCCAAAGCTTTCTAAAGTTGACCACATCGAACACCCGATCCTTTGGTTCGCCTACTGGCAAAGTCGATAGCGCCGTCATCAGTGGTGCTGCTATTCGCGTGACCAGTGGCTTGCGACCCTTGGTGCGTGGGATGATGATCGTCCGCCCGACCATGTCTACTTGATACCATTCCAACTTAAGGACGTTCGCCTTACGAAGGCCAAGACTAACCGCCGCCACAATGATAGGCCGGATGCGTGGATTGGCTGCTTCTAATAGAACGCCAAGATCAGGTTCACTTGCATAGCGCACCCTTCCCTCATTCTCTTGGACGCGAATGGTTGTCCAATCGATTGATGGGATGTCGGCTTTGTAGACACGATTAGCGTACCGCATGGCGGCGCGAAGCATGGAGAAATGCCGATTGATAGTGACCAGTGAGATGTCCTTCTTACTGGAGCTACGAAGCTGCGCGGAAAAGGAAACAAGACTGCGCTCGTTGACCGACATGATGCTTGTGTTCTTTCCCATGATATCCATGAACCTTCGAAAGTAACGGTCAGTGGCATCACCGCTGTCTAGGTTCCTGCCCTTGTCTTTCCAGTAAACATCTATGACATCACCCAAGCGCCACTGTGCGCCTAGCGGCTCCGCCTTCGCGCTTTCCTCTGCGATAATCCGAAGCGCAGCCTCTTTAGCTGCGCGTGGCTTGGTTTCTCTGGTACTTTGCCGAAGCAATCGACCATTCACGGTTTCCGTAAACCAGAGATAAGGTGACCCTTCGCGGGTATAGATTTTCATTGTGCGCTGCTTTCCATAGAGCGTTAGGCATCTTTACGCCGCCTTAGCGACTGCATAATCCCACTCTTCGTCGGAGACAACTACCCCACGGCCAATGATCTCCGGCTCACGCTCCCACTCAGCTTCGAACTCTAGCTGCTCCAGTGTTCCGGCTGGTTCGTCATCGAACCGCACGATCTCTGCCAACAGTTCCATGTACAGATCATGATCGATCTGTGGGCGGTCACGAAAGTGCGCAGCGTACCCATTGGCAGCGCGGTTAACGTTCCAATTGTAGATTGCATCGTTGATGGCGCGAAGGCCAGCGATAGCTGCTTCCATTTCTTTTCTCATGTCCGGTTCTCCTTTATGATGCCGCGCTCAATCAAATCAGCGGCGGTGCGTCCGAAGAAGCCTTGCAACTCATAGGCAAGACCAGTGTCATGCAAGTGCTGCCACGCTTCGACGGTGGTGTCATAGTCAGCATCCTCAGAGCCTTCAGCAATCGAAACGGCTCTGTAGTTATCCATTTCAGCCATTCACTTTCTCCTTCTGATTTCATCTGCGCGGCGGAGTCGAAACCCCGCCGTCTAGTGATGTCAGGCGAACACCCATTCCGTTGGGTATTGGCGGTGGTTTTTAAGCTGCCACTTTTGCAGCACTGGTTCGCCATCATCATCCTCATCGACTGCGATGTAGGCGACAGTCTTCAGCACCCGTGCGTAGCGGATGCGGTCAGCGACATAGACGATGTGCGGACAGTCAGGGGCGAAGTCGACGCCTTCGTCTGGCCGGATGGCGTACTCAAACGTGTGGCCGTAGTCGGCCTCAACGAAGCTGCCCAAGATCAGCGGCAGCACTGCGCCGTTGCGAATGTCGGTGTTGGTATGCGGTGCAAAGCCCATGCGCTTTCTCCTTGGAGGCTTGATTGCCTGTCTGCTCCACTATCTTATGTATTCTTATGCGTCAACATGCAAAGCACATATAATGTTATGTACCGTGACGTAAATGATTAACACAGAACAAAATGCGAACAAAGTTATTTTGCTATCGCGCCGGAGGACGCAAAATGATAAGGCATGACAACGCAAACTTAGAAAGAACCGCCGTGGATTTACCAGCCATCGATCACCGCCTTGGGCGGATCGAAGACGAGATGAAATCAATAGCGGAAGCTATGCGCTTGCTGTCGCGGGTGGACGAACGTCTGCACCGCCATCGCGAAGACATCGACGACCACGAAGACCGTCTAAGGTTGCTTGAAAAGACAGCGACGAACCAGAGCGGTGCGCTCAAGATGGTAGAGCGTGGAATCTGGTTAGTGGTGACGGTGGGCTTGGCCCTAGTCCAGTTCGCCTAAAAAATCGGCGGGAAAACCAAAGGGGCCGCGATCCACACCGCAGCCCCTCTGTTAATCATTCTGGATAGAAGCACAGATCGAAGCTGTAGTAGGGTTCAGCGAAGACGCCAACCTGACACAGCGCATCACTGGCAACGATAGCCCACTCAAAGGGGCCAGCCTCATACGACACGCGCCAGCCGCCACGTTCCTTTCGAGCAAAGCATTCAATGTCAGGGCTGTGTCCGGTGTCGCTTGCACATTGGCGCAGTACCTCAAGCACAGCGTGAGCGCGTCCCTTGGCTGACTTTCGTGTGACCGCTGCCTTTGCTATCCTCTCAGATAGATCAGATGCGCCATAGCCGTAGTAGTGGCCTTCATTCTTTCGTGCGTAATCAAGATTGATATCCATAATCATTCTCCTGTGGTCTGTCTCATCAGTGGCGGTAAACCAACCCCGCCAGACGCCCGAAGGCGTTTCGACTATTTTACTTTCTCTTGAGCCTCACACAGTGCGAGTGATGCTAGGTGCAGCTTGTGCGGCAGGGCCAGCTTGTCCCATGCGTCTTGGATGGCGACTGAGTACTCAGTGTAGTTGCGTGGTTCAGTCCGCTGCGCCGGAGCAGTCTGCTCTTGGGGCGGGGCGGAAACAACCTGAGACACCGAACCACCTACATGATGACGGTTAAGGAATGCCAGTAGACCAGCCTTATCAACTGGAACCTCTGCCTCTTTCCATGTGGTGGCGTTATCCCTAGCATGCGCCTTCGCGTCAGCCTGAGTGCCTGTCCAGACGCCGTCCGGTGATTGATACAGCTTCATGCCGCCTCTCCCCTCTGGATTAAGAGCGCCTCTTCAAACAACTCTTCGCGCAATTCATGTAAGACACTAATGCGGTCATGTTGGACTTGGCGGTCAATCATGCACTGCCTCAAATCGCTTGGGTAATCACGGCCATTTGGCATCGCTTCCCTCAACAGTGTGATGGCATCGTGCAATGCGTCTACGGCTGCACGGCGTGGCTTGATCAGGTCATCCCTGCTTGAGCCGTTTATATTGATAACGGGCTTGATCATGCTGCCTCTCCTTCTGCTTTAGAGACTGCATCCCATGCGGCATCCAATGCGGCTCTGAAACTGTCCGTTCGATACTCTGAGGGCATGTCTTCGTCAGCCTCACAAGCCAGCCATTTCAGGACTTCCAGCAAGTCAGGTGCTGCCGCCATTAGGTTCGCATCTATGTTGATGCGGGTGTCTATATTCTGTGTCATTTCGCTTCCTTTCGCTTTGACCTATCTCATCAGTGACGGCTGGTCAGAACCGTCAGACCCCCGAAGGGGTTTCGACTAGCGGCGGAGCGTGAACCCCGCCGTCCGTTGGTACTAGTTAAGAAAAGTCGGATGAGAGGTTGCGGATAAAGTCGAACGCAAACTTGCGCTCGTTAAAAGACAGCGCCTCATTGTCACCGCGCTCCCGATAGCCGTTGGTCGCCCATTCGGCATCGCCGCCAGTGCGGACTTCACTATAGTCAAGGTCGCCAGCAAGCGCGGCGGCATATATGTAATTTTCACGGTCAGTCATGACATACCTTTCAAACGTTCAGTGTGTCGGTTTGGAGGACAAAAACGATCTCAGTGTCATTGTCGCAATAAGTGCGGCCACCCAAAAGCTGCGGCCTTCCGGCGTAGTAGTTGCCACAGCAATCATGTTCATGCTGGCAGTATTCAGCTTCGATCCAGTAGTTCATCGCCTCCTTCACCTGTGCCTCAGTGGCATCGCGTGGTACTTTCCAAGCCGTGACCCTGTGGACGGTTTCCCCGTCGATCTCGACGCGAAGGGGGAGAGAGGCAGAGACCTGATCAAAGCTGATCATCTCATCCTCTTCCTCTTCATCAGCCGGACAGTCTTGCTGCCAGTGGTGGCTTCCGAAGCAACGGTCACAGAAGTGATCGTCGGCGCTCTCAGTGTGCGGTTCATACGTGTGGTGATTTTCTCTCATGTCAGTCTCCTTAAATGACCTGTCTCATCAGTAGCTGGGGGTCAGCCCAAGCTAGACGGCCCGAAGGCCGTTTCGACTATGCGGTTGTCTCCATCTTATCGATCATTGGCTCCAGTCGATCATAGACTGATTGGCAGTACTCGTTGTCGGTGTAGTCTCCGATAACGTCATAGCCATCATTGCCGTAGGTCAGTTGGAACCAACCCAGCCGCTTGTTGTCCAAGTCCCTGACCACCAGTTCATCACCGTCAGTCGTGAACAATGCATGGCGGATCAGTTTTTCGTCGCGGGAACTTTTGACCGTCCACTCTTCGCTGTCAAAGACCGACAGCGCGTGACCATCGGCCAACACCTGTTTGACCAGCGCAAAACATATGCGGCGCTCGATCATGATGCGCTTGGCAAGTTTACGCTCGCCGCGCTCAATGGCCTGATCTGCGTACTTTTTGAATTCATCCATAACTGCTCTCCTCAAAAGATTGGTTCGATCCGCTCACATGCGGGAAAGTCGCTCTCATACTTAGCGAACATTGGGTGACTTGCGCCCTTGCAGCCGTAGCCAATAAGGCGGGGCTGGATGACGATAAGGCTGAAGCCGATCAGAATGATCAGACCAGCACAGAAGGTCTTAACTGCATCTTTCATGTCAATCTCCATAAGTGACATTTCGTGGTTGGCTGACGCCATCCTCGCCGTGGAGCGAACCCCACGGTCTGGTAGTGTCAGGTCATGCAGCCATCGCCTGTGGCTGCGCAGCGTTGACCAGATAGTCGACCGCCTTTGTCGCGGCGCTGGCGGCTGACACGAACTCGCGCTTGTGGTCAGACAGCTTTTTCATCCATCCGTTGAGGTACTTCGCATGATCTGCGCGGGGTGATGCGCTGATGTCCAACGTGGCGCACAGGAACGCCGCACCTAGCTCTGCGACCAGTTCCTCACGGGCGTAGTCTTCGCTGCCGAAGCCGTTTGCCAGATCACGATCCAAGCGGCTCTTGTGGCCTGTCCAGTGAACCAGTTCGTGGGCCAGTGTGCTGTAAAAGCACTCTGAGGCGGTGGACGTTGGTGTCGCCTCAAACACGCCCTTGTTTGGCATGTGGACGCGATCCGTCGATGGGCTGTAGTACGCCTTGCCGACATCTGAATAAGTGACGGCGGCAGGGATGTGGCGGAAAAAGTCTTCGGCGGTCACGATCTCAGTCGCACCATCATCATTGGTGGCTGGTGACTGTATCGCCTCTGCAATGTCGCCATCCACTTGATCCGCATTGAACACAAAGTACGTGCGCAGCATTGGGATGCTGACATCGTTGCCAGCCTCATCCTTCTTTTTGAAGAACTGCCAGAACAGTATCTGCGTGGACTTTTCGCCCTTCCGGACTTGGCACTTGCGCTCTGCCCACTGCTTGTATGTACCCCATGTCGCTGAGGTGTGACCGCTCCATCCCAACAGAATGATGTTGATGCCGCGATACGCTTTTTTGCTGGCGATGTTGCGGGGCGATCCGCCCTGACCCTTGCGGGAGAACGGGTTGATCCAATCAGACCCGTGGGTCTCCATCATTTCCAGAACACGCTCTGTGACCTGTGCGTATATGTCGATTTTAGCCATTTCGTTTCCTTTCGTTTTGACTGTTGTTGGCTGACGCCATTCTCGCGGCGGAGCGTGAACCCCGCCGTCCGATAGTGTCAGTTAGTGGTGGCGCTCGTTAACGAGATCACACTCCCAGCTTTCGATGATCCGCTTGCGCCATGCGGCTGGCTTTTCGTCCGTCACGTTCGTCGTGAGACCAATGTGCTGGCGGATGTCTTCAAGCGTGTAGGGATCGTCAACGAACTTGCCGCTGTCGCCCTTCTTGATCCGCACAGCGCCGCGAAGGCGTTCGAACAGTGCGACCCGCTTGTAGAATTCTTTGTAGTTGCTTTCGGTGATCCGGCCAAAGCCCACCACCATCGTGGTGAAGATCAGCAATTCAGTGGACTGCGTCAGGCGGCGCTGAGGCTCACCGTTCTCTTCATAGTGATAGAAGCAGACCGTGTTGCTGTCCGCGATGTTCGAAACGTTCCAATTCAGTGACATGTAGTTTTCCTTCCATTGTGGCACTAGCGCCATAAGTGCCGCGCAGTGGTGAGGTGCGCGGCTGATATGGGGTTAGTATCCGCCCGTCAGCGTGATGATGTGAAAGCCCCGCGAGACCTCAGAGGTGAAGGTCAGGCCGCGCTGGACAAGACCAGCAACGGTGTCGAGAAACTCTTCGTGGGTGGTGCAGTGGATGGTCATGTCTTATGCCCTCCCTTCGCAAGCGGCGTCGAAGTCATCTTGGTAGATTTTCTCCAGTACTGCTTCGACCAGCCCCAGAGGCACGCTTGTCTCTTGGCTGATGTCCGGCAGGTAGCCGCCTTCGCAGATCATCGTCATGATCGTTGAGATGGTTGCGTTGTCCATCAACGACAGGCGGTGGTACATTTGTTCGTCGGTCATTTCGTGTTCCTTCCATAGTGGCCCTGATGCCATCCTCGCAGCGGCTATGGTGGGCCGCTGTCTGGTGGGGTCAGTAATATCCGGCTCGTTCCTCCTGTTCGCGCTGCCACTCTGTGCCGCACTCTCCCAGCCGCTCTTCCAAGCTTTCGGGAAGCTCTGCCTCCAACCAATGATCCAGATCAACGTGACCGGCGATCATCACCTTGGCGGCGAAGCACTGAGCGTCGAAGCGGTGGCGGAAAGCTTTGGGGTGAACGAACTCTCCGGCCCACGTTGATGTGGTCACGAAGTAATCGAAGCGGGTGTTGATGCCGTCTTCGCAACGCTCTTCGAAGTACGGGCCTTCGGAGACCCCAACGCCGATAACTAAACTTTTCATGCTGATTTCCTTCCATACTAAAATCACCAGACGGCAGCGGACTGCGGTGTGATGATCCTAGCGGAGACCGAAGCCCCCGTAGGTATCAAGCGTTCACAATGTCAAAGATCGGGACGGTGGGAGCCTCACGGCGGCGGTGTCTTGGCCTCTTCAATACGACCTGTTTTTATATGTGTCAAACATAAAAATGCATGTGGCTATAACGTAGGCTGTGCGCGGCTTTAGGTTCTTATACGTTATGTACCGTGATGCACCGAAAGCAGTCTGCCCAAAAAATCGGCGGGAAAAACCGGAACACCGCGATCCCTTCCCTTCATGTAGAGTAGAGACAATAGACAGTAGGGGATGTATAGAGACCAGACACAAGTAATCGGAATCTATACTATGAAGAAAGACTACACACCCGAAGCAAAGGGCAAGATCATGGCAAGTGAAATGCCAGACTATATTACGCCGAAGCAGCAAGCGTTCATCCATGCCTACGCCGCCAATGGGAACAACGGGAGACAGGCAGCGATCTCAGCCGGATATGCACCAGCAAGTGCCCATGTGACCGCCAGCACGATGCTGAAGATGGACAAGATCAGGAAGCGGATAGAGCCTACACAAGACAAGCAGACAGAGAGGCTGGGGCTTGATGCTGATTGGATCGTCTCCCGTCTGATGAAGGAAGCAGAGAGCGGCGACAACTCTGAGGCTGCTCGCGTTCGCGCACTGGAACTGTTGGGCAAAGTCGAAGGCATCTTTGCACCTGACAAGAAACAGATCGAGACCATCAATGGCGGCGACTTCCTAGCCAATCTGGACATGTCCGACGAAGACGATCCCGACACCCTGCAATAACCACCCCATGCGAGCACGACCCTGACAAGGTTGTGCTTGTTATCCCTTGGTTTTTTTCTTGGGCTTTTTTTCTTGGCCTTTTTCTGCGGGCCTTGGCGCGTGGGCTGTGCTGTACGGTGTGCGCACCTGTGCGTGTGCATGCTGCCTCATCGTGTGCATGCGTATGTGTGCAGGGGGAGGGGGGGGACGTGGTGCAGCGCACCCGCCATCGCCCGTGCGGTTCCATAAGGCCCATGATAAGCTGTAGCCCTAGAATTGGCACCCTAACCTTTTGCCCCTTCTCTAATAAATGGGGTGGTAAACTTTGAGTCCAAAAATAAAAAAAATATAAAAATCATTTTTGATGTCTTTTACATAAGACTTATGCGGAAAATTATTCAGTATTGCATCAAGTAAAAAAACAAGTAATCGAACTATTCATGCAAGAAAAAATCATTGGCATTTGCCTTCGCTCAAAAAGATTTGAAATTCATTTCTGTTTATCTGTAAACGTATTTGCTGTAGGGCTTGAGTTCTACGACAAGTCTTTTGTTGTTCGTTTTGGACCGGCTTTCGTTTCTTTATCTTGGGGATGAACAAACATGATGTGGATGAAGACTGCTCATGAGTCTGTCGGCCTTAAGGAGGTCGTAGGGCCAAAGCACAACACGAAGATTCAGGCGTGGCTCTCTAAGCTTGGCGCTTGGTGGAATGACGATGAGACGCCGTGGTGCGGTACATTCGTTGCTCACTGTCTGCGTGAGGCAGGTCATCCCATTCCCAAGCATTGGTATCGCGCTTTGGGGTGGAAGGAGTACGGTTCGAACCTTCGCCCCACCCATGTATGTGAAGGCGCTATTCTTGTGTTTTCTCGCGAAGGCGGAGGTCACGTCGGCTTCTATGTAAGCGAAGACCGTTTCTACTACCGTGTGTTGGGCGGCAACCAGAAGAACAGCGTCAACATCATGCGTATTGCCAAGAGCCGCTGTGTAGCCATTCGCTGGCCTACAGGCGTACCCGTAACCGGCGTTCCTATCCACGTTGCGACAAACGCTCCTGTCTCAGGGAATGAGGCGTGAGCTTTAAAGAGCGTCTGCTTGAGATTGAGGCCATTGCCCTTTGCGTGATGCGTAAGTGGTGGAGGCCGGTCACCTGCTTATGGATTGCAGGAACGATGGCGGTGCATGGCGTTATCTCTCCCCTCTATCTTCTATTCACAAAAGGTGAGGCTCCAAGCGACATGACTGGACTGTCATTGCTTGTGACGGCGGTAGCTGCAGCGTTTGCTGTGCGTGAGTGGGGTAAGATTAAAGGAGCGGGAAATGATTGAGGCATTGAAGGGTCTTTGGGTTTTCCGCCGATTTTTTGGGTACGCCGCGCTTCTGGTTGTTATTGGGTGGTTGTGGATGTCTAACTCCGGTCTGGAGAAGGACGTGCTTAAGGCAAAGATCGCCAACACAGAGTTGATGGCGGTGCTGAATAAGCAAAATGCGCAGGTCTCTCAATTTGAGAATAACGCCAAGCAGCGCAAGGTTGTCGCAGTGAAGGCTATGGCCGCAGCAAAGGTAGTCGATAAGGCTCACGTCACTAAAGCAAACCGTATTCTTATTACCGTTCCTAAGAATAGCGACGAGTGTGTGGCTGCTCTTGAGTTGTTACGGGAGTATCAATGATGCGTGTTTGGTTTTTTCCGCCGATTTTTTTGGCGCTGACTGCATGCTCTACTAAAACAGTAGAAGTAAAAATACCTATTCCTGTTCCATGTATTACTGAAACTATACCAGAACCTACTTATCCTATTGTTAAAGAAGATGCTGGCATATTTGAAAGAGTAAAGGTATTGCTTGCCGAGCGTGAGTTGCGCAGGGGTTATGAAATTAAATTACGGGCAGCACTGTCTGCCTGCGGAGAAATCTAAATGAAGAAGATGAGCAAGAAGATGATGGCCGAAATGCCAATGGGTAAAGGCATGCCGTTCGGCAAGGAAAAGGGCAAAGAAATGCCAAAGTGCAAGATGCCCATGAAAAAGAAGAAGTAGGTAAGAAAGTGGGTAGGTGCAGAAACTCTGCACCAACTGCGGCCAGTTGAAGGCCTTATCAGAGTACCGCCTGAACTCTATGACAGGGCGGTACTCTACCCGCTGCGCATCATGTCCAGCCTTAAAAGCTCTTCGAAAATACAACTGCCTTAAGACGTACCTCCAGTACCGATATTACGACGCAACAAGGAAGTCTGTGGGCGGTCAACTACCGACAGCCTGTTTTACGCTTGAGTATTTGCTTGATCTTCTTGAGAAACAAGACGGCAAATGCGCTGTGACCGGCAAGGTGTTTACCTTCAGCGGCAATTACCTTGGCACGAATATCAGCATTGACCGGATCGACTCCAACAAGCCGTACTCCGCAGAAAACGTAAGGTTAATCTGTCTCGCAGTTAATTATATGAAGCGCCGCATGAACGACAACGAGCTTGTCGATTGGTGTCTAGATATCGTCAAAGGTGCAGGTTCGTGGAAATAGAAGACGTTGCACGCAAGCTGATGGCGGATTTCCCGCTGTACGCAAAGAACGTGTTGAGGATCGTGAATAAGAAGGGTGAGATAGCCCCACTGAAGCTCAACCGTGGGCAGATGATCCTGCATGAGACGCTGGAGAAGCAGCTTGCAGAGACAGGCCGCATTCGCGCTCTTGTGATTAAGGGACGCCAGATGGGCATCTCTACCTATGTTGAAGGCCGCTTCTTTTGGAAAACCACTAAGACCAAGAACGCCAACGCATTCGTTCTGTCCCACCTTGCAGAGTCGACCACCGCCATCTTCCGAATGGTGCGCTTCTTCTATGACAACGCAGCCCACCCTATCTTCAAGCCGCCACTGGCAACTAGCACGACCACCACAATGGTCTTTGAGCGGCTGAACTCTCAATATCGTATCGGTACGGCGCGATCCACCAACATTGGTCGCGGCATGACCAACCGCTATGTGCATGCATCTGAGGCAGCGTTCTATCCCAATAGTGGCGAGATTGTGTCTGGCCTTCTGCAGTCTGTTCCGGCTGATGACTCAGAGGTTGTGGTTGAGTCCACGGCTAACGGTGCAGGCGGCTGGTTCTACGAACAGGTAATGAAGGCGCTACGTGGAGACGGTGATTGGATCGTGATCTTTATCCCGTGGTTTTGGCTTCCGGAATATTCCAAAAAATGTGATCCATATTTTGAGCTAACCAACGACGAACAGAAGCTGTCGCTGCTCTACGGCCTTACACCAGAGCAGGTTAACTGGCGGCGCTCAAAGATCGACGAACTTGGTTCGCTAGATTTCTTCAAGCAGGAATACCCTTGCAATCCCGAAGAGGCGTTCCTGTTCTCTGGCCGCAGCTTCGTTGAGGAAGACTGCCTCATGGATGCAGATCGCGACTGCTACTCACCGGCAATAGAGGGTAGTTTTAAGGATGGGACTGTCACGCCGCATGAAGACGGCGCGTACAAGCAGTTTGTAAAGCATATCGATCCCGACGAACGCTACTGCATTGGCGTCGACATTGCTGAAGGTCTTGCGCACGGAGATTACTCAGTTGCTCAAGTGCTGGATTCCCTTGGCAGGCAGGTTGCTACATGGCGGCTTCACATCGACCCCTATGAGTATGCGGATCAACTCAGCCATTTAGGCAAGATGTTTAACCGCGCCTACATTGTCCCTGAGAGAAACAACCACGGTCTAACCACCATCCGGCGGCTGCAGGACTTGGGCTACCCCAACCTGTACATCGAACACACTGTTGATGATGCATACGCAGACAGAATGACGAAGCGTGCAGGCTTTTATACGTCTAGTAAAACAAAGCCACTCATCATTGATAATCTTGCAGCACTACTGCGTAAGCGTGACAGCGGAATAGCAGATAAAGAATTAGTAAAAGAACTGCGAAATTATGTAATAGATGACAAAGGATCAACTAATGCTAAGGCGGGTTGCTTTGATGACCGAGTAATGGCATATGCCATTGCTCTATTCGGATTAAATACAATGCCACGTAATCGTAAAACATCGACTACAGTGTCTAAATATGAGCCATTCGATAGTGTTGTGGGGTATTGATGTACGAAGACGACATAGAAGACGATGACAATGGAGAAAAAATCGTAACGGCAGCGCGACGCGAAGAGGACTTTGAAGAGCTTCAAGGTCTTGGTCCGCGTCTGCAGTCCCTATTTCGTGAGTACAAAGACGCTCGTAAAGACATCGAAGACGAGTGGCTTGCCAATTTACGCCAGTTTTTAGGGCAATACGACCCCGAAGTGCTGGCAAAGCTACAGGGTAGCCGGTCTAAAATCTTCGTAGGGCTGACCCGCACTAAGGTGATGGCGGCGTTTTCGCGCATTATCGACCTTCTTTTTCAGAATGGTCAGGACTTCTTTGGCATCGAGCCTACGCCACTACCTGATCTTGATCCCACAGAGATGGTTGAGATCACTAAATCTGCCACTGCAGAGGTAATGGAGGCGTCCGGCGCTGTTTCGCCGACACAAGTTCTCGACATTATCAATGAGCGCAAAGACGAATTAACCGACGAACTGCGTGATGAAGTCCGCCGCCGCGCTAAATTGGCATCGGAAGAGATGATGCTAATCCTGCGTGACCAGCTTGTAGAGGCTGGCGCAGAGCAGAAGATAAAGGAAGCCGTAATGGAATCCTCCATCTTTGGTACTGGTTGCATTAAGTCCGGCACAGTCCGCATTGACCGCGCCAAGCGTTGGAAACGCAGCCTCATTAACGGCGTTCAAGCGCATGAACTGACAGTTATTGAGCAGGTCAAGCCAGACATTGAGTCTGTTTCAATCTTCGACATTTATCCTGACCCTTACGCAACGTGCAACGAAGACCTTCATGGTTTATTCCGCCGCCACGTTCTTACCCGCCGCCAGTTCCGCGATCTGCGGGACATGGAAGGCATGGACGGTGAGGCTATTGAGCAAATCCTAGAAGACAGCCCACGCGGTAACTACGTCGAAGAAGACCACGAGCGCGTCCGCCGCGAAGCTGCAAACATTCGCTTGCAAGCTGGCCCTAACAATCGCTTTGATGTGCTGGAGTATTGGGGATCGATCAATGGCAAAGACCTTATCGACGCCAACGTAGAGCTTCCAAAAGACTCTGACGACTGTGACGAGTACGAAGCTAACGTGTGGATTTGTGCAGGGCGTGTCATTCGTGCAACACTTAACCCAATTCCAGACGGACGCATCCCGTACAACTGCTTCCCTTACGAGCGTAACCCGCACCAGTTTTGGGGAACCGGCGTACCAGCAATGATGCGTGACTCTCAGTCGACCATGAACGCTGCGACCCGCATCTTTATCGACAACATGGCGATTGCATCCGGTCCTATGGTGGAGGTCAATACAGACTTCCTAGAGGCAGGAGAAGACCCACGGGACATACACCCTTGGAAAGTCTTCTTGCGCAGTGGTGGCGATCCTAACGCGCCTGCAGTGCGTTTTAACCAGCCGGTTGCCAATGCTAGCGGTTTGACCAGCATTATCGAGATGTTCCGCCGCTTTGCGGACGAGACTACGTCGCTGCCGTCATACACCCACGGTGAGACCGCGCAGTCTCTGAACAAGACTGCAACGGGCATGTCCATCCTGATGGGCAACGCCAACATTGCGCTCAAGTCTACTTTGAAGAATGTAGACGATTTCTTAATCGTTCCCATGATTAAGTCTCTATATCACTGGAATATGGAGTGGAGCGACAATGAAAAGGCAAAGGGCGATCTAAATATAGTAGCTCGCGGATCAACTTCACTTATTCAACGTGAAGTAAGATCACAGAGATTACTGCAATTTCTATCATTAATAAGTAATCCTATGGATATTGCTATTGTAAAACGTAGGGAATTACTTACGGAGATTGCAAAGAGCATGGATATTAATCCCGAAGATGTGCTAAAGACTGATAAGGAACTTGAATTTGAAGCGCAGGCACAACAGCAGCAGATGCTCGCCCAAGGCGGCGCAGGCGGTGAGTTACCTGCAGGCGCAGCCCCAATGGAAGGAATTGATGATCTTTCTAACGGAGCGGCTGGAGGCTTGCAGGGACAAATTGGAGATCGTTCCGGACCACAAATTTGATCAGGGAAGAGCGGCAGAACTGCGCTTCTTTCTTGAACTAGAAGATACCGCGCAAGCGGTTTTGAGCCAGAAGACGACCTCATAAAGAGATACCCGTTTTCTAAATAAACCAGCGGACACTCCTGCAGCGGACCCGCAAACATTGGTGAGATATGAAGGTAGACCCTGAGAAGCTTGAGCAAGAAGCCGACGAACTTTTGAAGCAGATGATGGAGCAAAACGCGGAACCGGCACAGACCGACACCCCGCGAGCACCAGAAGATGAAGATAACACCCCCGCAGAACCGGCGGACACAGTGGAAGACGGCAAAGAATTGGTTCCACAGGAGGAAGATCGCGGCGATCCAGACCCTGATGACGGCGATGATGACCTGCAAAAGCAGGTACGATTGGCTGAAGAACGTGTCAAGAATGCTCAGTCTCGAATGACAAAAGCGACGCAAGAAGCTGCGGACATGCGGAGAGATAATCTCGCACTACGCCAGCAGATTGCTGACCTGAGTGCTCAGTTAGCTGAGGCCAGTAACGGAAGCGACAACAGCGATGACGAATTGCGTACTCTTTCCGAAGAGTATCCCGACATTGCGCTGCCACTGCTTAAGAAGCTGTCGAAGCTAGAAGACACAGTCAAACAGTACCGGACGCAAGTTGATACCGAAAAGAGCCAAAACACTCTGCAAGAACATTTTGGCACCATAGAGCAGTCGCACCCTGACATGAACGAGATCGTTACGTCAGATGACTTTGCTGGATGGATAGAGCGTCAGTCGCCAGTATGGCAGCGTGTAGCCCAAGATGGCAGCGCCCATGAGGTGGTTGAACTCCTTAGTAAGTACAAAGAAACGTTCGATACACAGCCGCAACAGCCGGTTTCAAAGGTGGATAGAGCGCGTAAGGTTGCAGAACCAACGCTCCCTAAAGCCCGAAGACCGGACCCTAATTCGGGTAAGCGCATTTGGACGCGAGAAGAAATCACCCGCATGCCTCTCGATGAATTTGAGAAGCGTTCGGCAGAGATCGATCAAGCGTACATGGATGGGCGAGTCCGGTGATTTAACACTGTTGTAAAAAGGTCAAATTGACATGCCTGCATTTGCTACTACTGGCGCAACCTCCGCTGCGAACTTCATTCCTGAGATTTTCTCAAAGAAGCTTCAAGCGAAGTTTTACGCCTCTTCCGTCCTCCCATCGATTTCGAACACCGACTATGAAGGTGAAATCTCTGGACAGGGCAACAAAGTAAACATCCGCACCGTTCCCAACGTAACTGTAAGCGATTACACTGGTTCGGTTTCGTATGCTGATGTAACCACGCAGATCGTCGAACTGAACATCGACAAAGCGAAGTCGTATGCCTTCAAGGTAGACGATATCCTTAAGGTTCAGTCGGACATTGCGTTCCAGAATGAAGCATCGAAGGATGCCGCAGAACAGATGCGCATTGCCGTCGACACCGACGTTCTTGCCAACATCCCAACTGCAGCAACGACCATCTTGGACAAAGCTTCGGTTTCGGCATCGACCATTCTGGATCACATCCTTGAAGCAGCGCGTAAGCTGGACGAATTGAACATTCCGGATTCGGATCGTTTTCTCGTTCTCTCGCCGCTGTACATCGAGATGTTGAAGAAGTCTGACCTCAAGCTTGCTTACTTGACCGGCGACTCGGCTTCACCGCTGCGTAACGGTAAGGTTGGCGCTGTGGATCGTTTCACGATCTATCAGTCGAACTTGTTGGCAATTGGTTCCGGCGGCGACGCTGGCAAGACGTTTGCTCTTGCTGGTCACCCGAAGGCAACCTGCTTTGCTTCGCAGTTCGTGAAGACTGAATCAGTTCGCTTAGAGTCAACCTTTGGCGACGGTATCCGTGGTCTGAAGGTATATGGCTATAAGGTCGTTGTTCCTAACGCCCTTGTTACCTTGAAGCTCAAGACGACTGCCTAATAGGATTGGGGCGGGGGAAACCTCGCCCCTCTCTTCATAGGTGAGGGCGGGAGTTAGTCCCGCTCTCTACTCTGCAGAGAAACGAGAGACGTATGAACAAGCCCGTTGAAGACATGAACAAAGACGAACTGGAAGCCTTTGCTCGCAGCGAGTATGGCTACGAGATCGACAAGCGTCGTCGTCTGGATGACTTGATTGAGCATATGAAGGTGCTTGCTACCCGTAAAGACAAACCTGTTGAGCAAAAGCCTCTTGGTGAGCGTACTCCAAAAAGAGTGCGTCATTTGACTACAGGTATGGAATGGGATTGGAATCCACTGTATAAGGGTAATCAGGATTTAGAAGTTATTGAGTGGGGTTGATTAGATGGCAACAACTAAAGCTATAGACCTGATTAATCGGGTTAGCGTTACTCTCCAAGACCCGACCTTTGTTCGCTGGACGCAGGGCGAGCTTCTTAACTATTTGAATGACGCACAGCGGCAGGTTGTTTTATTCCGCCCTGACGCCAAAGCCGTAAACACAGCTTTTACCTGCACCGCCTCTGCCAAGCAGACGTTGCCAGCAGATGGCCTGCGTCTGATTAATGTCCTACGGAACGCCAATGGTCGCGCCATCACAAAGGTTGAGCGCAGCATTTTGGACGTTCAGCTTCCTACTTGGTATGAGACTGCAGTAGGGACTGATGGCGTTAAGCACTATGTCTACGACGCGCTTGATCCAAAGAACTTCTACCTATTTCCAAAGCCAGCCGCAGCGGCCTCTATCGAGATCGTTTACGCAATATCACCTGTCGATATCACCATCTCCAATTTCACAACGGATGTGCAGGTAATTGGCATTGACGATATCTACGCCAACGCAATCATGGATTACATGATGTACCGCGCCTATCAAAAGGACAGCGAGTTTGCGAACATCAACCGTGCAGGCGTGTACTTTCAGTCGTTCTCCACGTCGATTGGGATCAAGTCTCAAGCGGATGGCGGACTACTAGAGAGCATGGTGGCTCAACAACCACGGCGCAATAACCAGTGAAGTACACCGATCTCTTAGTCTACGTCCTGACAGAGGTTCCGTCCTGCCCTGAGTTTACCGCTGAGAGGGCAATCAGAGACACCTGCATAGACTTCTGTGCGCGTACTGACTTGTACCGTGCAGAGCCACAGCTACTGACTGTGTCTGCAGGGATTACAGAGTATGAGATCGACGCCCCCGCTGGAACTGAACCCAACCACGTTAAGGGTCTGTATCGTGCTGGTAAGGCGTTAGAGGCCGTAACGTATGAAGACTGCTTCATGCGTATTGAATTGTCGGATCGCAATTCCCCTAAGTATTTTACACAGTACGACAACAAGAACATTATGGTGGGGCCAAAGCCAGAGGCGCGTGAAACACTTAAGATTCTTTACACATTAAAGCCTACGCAGACCTCCACCTCTATTCCGGACACCGTTGGTCTAGAGCATCGCGAGACGCTGGTCTCTGGAGCTTTATTCCGCCTTCAGATGATGGGCGGACAGCCGTGGATGGACGGAGCCGCAGCGGGTGCAAACCGCCAGCTTTATGAGCGCGGTGTGGTCGCCGCAATGCGCCAAGCCAAGTACGGTCATAGCGGTGCTGCGTTAAGTGTAACTCCAAGGGAATTCATCTGATGGCTTATTCTGAAACCCTTTATCTGGTTCAGGGCGATACGTTGCCACAGCTTAAGGTTACTGTGCGTGACCGTAATGAGGCCGCTGCCGGTAAGGTATTAGACCTAGAAGATTCGTCAACTTGGGCGTTGGTAAACCTGACCGGCTCAACCGTTCGCCTGCGCATACGTGAAGTGGGCGGGACTACCATTAAATCAACAATTATTGGCAACAACACTAACCCAACAATTGGGGAGGTAGTGTTCTTGTTTGATCAAACGACGCTCAACACGGCTGGCGTATTTGAGGGTGAGATCGAATACACCTCATCAACTGGCGGCGTGCAGACCGTTTACGAGCTAATCAAGCTTCAGGTGCGCGAGCAATTTTCTTAAGGAGTAACCAATGGCAGATGCCGGTGAAACTAAGGATATTGATACCGTCCAATTAGCAACAACGCTTAAATATTCAGAACTGTCAGCCGCTGCAGAGCATGCTGAACTGAAGGCAGAGACGCGCTACAAGCTGCTTGCGTCTACAAGCAAGTATGTAACCCTAGCTGCGCAAAGCGCCTACACACGCCTCTCTACGGGCCTGTCCTATATTAACCCCAAAGTCCTTGCCCAACTTGGTGAGTTTATTATTTTTCGCGCCTTTACTGAGGCTACGCAGCTTTTTGATCAGGCGGTGCGTTTCTTTGGCAAGGGTCTGTCGGATACTGCGTCGACAACTGATGCTGCAGAAAAATCATTCAGCACTACGCGCAGTGATGCAGCAAATGCTTCTGAAACCATGTCACGCCAAGCAGGCAAGGTATTAGCGGACGCTGCAACCGGCGCAGATGCGGCTAGAAAGACCGCCGACAAAGTTCGCACAGAAATCCTGTCTGCATCTGATTTCTCAACCAAAGCACTTGAGAAGCCACAGAGCGATGCCGTTTCTACAGCGGATGTCTTACTAAAGACGCTGGTGTATGCGCGGTCTCTCTCTGAATCTCCGCGTGCCAGAGACCTTGCTGCAAAGACGTTTGGTAGAGGTCTTGGTGATCTTGCCTCCACAACAGACTTTACAAACACTTCGTTTGAGAAGGAGCGGGGGAATCAAGCGAATGCCGCCGACATAGCTTTCCGCACAACGGGCAAGAGCCTTAGCGATACCGCCACAACATTTGATTCCAGAGAAATAAGCCTAAGTCGCTCGCTGGTTGATGCTGGCGTTGCATTAGATTTTTCGGAAAAGTTTTTTGAGAAAAGCTCCGCAGATGCTGCGCAGGCAAGTGATGTCCGCACACGCTCATTTGGCAAGGTGCTGGCCGATCTAGCCTATGCAACAGATGACGTTAACGGCGCGGCTGCGGATGATGACCAGACAATACAGTTCTTTAAATCTATCACAGAAACTGCTTTTTCTTCTGACATCATCTTGATTGTAACAAGTTACTCTAGAGTGTATAGCAATGCAGCTTATGCATTGGATGTGTCGGCTAAAGTATTCGATAAGTCGCGTGTAGATCAGGCGGTGACATCTGACTCTGGTTCTCTTAAAAGCCAAGGGTACTGCGATATTGATTACTTCATGGAAGATTACGTAGGTGCTACAAGAACATTCTGAGGTAAAACATGAACACGAACGAAATGATTAAGGCCACTGGCCGACTGAATATCCAAGTCATCGGTCCTGATGGCACGATCAAAGATGACCAGACCGTAGACAATCTGGTTGTTAGCGTTGGTCTGAATTTCATCGCAAGCCGCATCCGCGACGCAAGTGCGGCAGTCATGTCACACATGGCGGTTGGTTCTGGCAGCGGTACTGCAGCGGCTAACAACACCACGCTTGGTACTGAGCTTGGGCGTGTAGCTTTGACATCAACTGTTGCCACCAACAACGCAGTGGCATTCGTTGCTACGTTTGGCTCCGGTGTAGGCACTGGCGCTGTTACAGAAGCTGGTCTTTTCAACGCATCGACGGCTGGCACCATGCTTTGCCGTACCGTCTTTGGTGTTGTGAACAAAGAAGCTGCAGACACAATGTCGATCACTTGGACTGTGACCATCGGCGCTGCGTAATTTTTGTTGAGGTGAGTTTGAATGGCAACGATTGTAACACGGGCCGGAAAAGGCTCGCCTCTCACTACCGCTGAGGTTGATGGCAACTTCACAAATCTGAATACGGAGCTGGGGACGAAGCTTAATACTTCGTCTCTGGCAACCGTAGCCACCACTGGCGCGTATAGCGATCTTACCGGCAAGCCGACTAACGTCTCATCGTTCACAAACGATAGCGCCTACATTACGTCCTCTGCATTATCGGCATACCAGCCTCTTGACGGCGATCTAACCGCAATTGCTGCTCTTGCTGGTACAACCGGCTTTGTAACGAAGACCGCAGCCAACACCTATGCGCTTGACACATCGAGCTACCTTACCGGCATCACGTCTGGACAAGTCACAACCGCACTTGGTTTTACGCCGTACAATGCGACCAATCCAAGCGGGTACACAGCAAACACCGGAACTGTAACCAGCGTCAGCGGCACAGGCACTGTATCGGGCCTTACGCTCACAGGGAGCGTCACTGGCTCTGGCTCACTGACGCTTGGTGGAGCAATAACGGGCTTTCTTCCGCTAACTGGCGGGACGCTTACAGGCGCACTGACTGTTCCAGCTAATGCCACAACAACAGGTGGCGGCATCAATTTTGCTGGTGTGGGAAGCACCTTCATTAGAGGAACAAGCGGGGACGGTGCAAGCAGCACACTATCAAACTTACAGCTTCAATCATGGTTTGGCATTGGTTTCGGCCCAAGCATTACGGGACAGACCGTCCCTGTTGGCGAAAACGCAGTTTGGATTGATACCCGTTTAGGTGACTTATCTGCGCGAAGAATTATTACTGGCTTGTCAGATGTCCGCGCACCTATCTTTTACGATAGCAACAACACTGCTCGCTACTTAGACCCTGCGTCCACCAGTGTTGTTAATACCATTGAAGCTTACGGCGGCTCTGGTTTCCGTTCATTTGCGGCGGGTTCTGCTTCAATTGTCAGCCACCTTTATTTTGCAGATGCTGGCAACACCCGTGCATGGAACTGGCAGCTTGATGAAAATAACCGTGCTGCGCTTTGGGGATATAATGGTTCGGGCTGGTCAAAAACCCTAGGAGTTTCATTTAATGGAGCGGGTGTCTTCCTTCGCAACAGCAGTGGCACAGACGTCTTAGCCTTTAGCGCATCCACCTTCGGATATTCTTCCGCCTACCGCACACTCATTCTTGGTGACCAAGCCAGCACTACCGTCTGCATTGGCGTTGACCCTGTTGGTAACCCAAGTGGGAGCTTTACTGGCACTGGTTCTGGCGTTGAAGTAATGTTTAAGAATGGCGTTAATTTCATCACGCCCAATAGCGCAAATAACAGTTATCTAACCCCGCTGACATTAGCTGATGGTTACGCAGCTTCTACTGGCTCGTTCCGCGCACCTATTTTCTACGACAGCAATGACACTGGTTACTACATTGACCCTGCTAGCACATCAAACATTGTCGGGCTAAATGTTAATGGCAGTGCTGTATATCGCAGCGATTGGACAACGCGCTTTCAATCGCCAAGCGACTTCGTTGACGGCACTCTTGTAACCACCGACATCCCCGCAACAGGCTTTGCTGGCGACAGCTTCGTCATTGAGATCACTGGAAAGACCTACGACCAGAACAACCCGCCAGTTAAGGTGGTGGCGCAAGGCTATCTGTATAACGACACCATCATCAATTATAGCGGCATATCGTATGCAGGAAACTTCGCTTCCTATGTGAAGGTATTTCAGGATGGCGGCGTTCTTAAGTTCTGGTGGCCCCGCATAAGCTACTGGAACTCGTTCAACGTCAACGTGATGTCGATGGATGGTGCAAGCAACAACACGATCACGCGCAATCGCGTAACCGCTATCGGCAATTCCACAGAACCAACTGGCACAAAGAAAGTCCAGATCAACCTCACAAAGACGCTAAAGACGGGAGATGCAGCCGGTTCAATCAGCGGTTTCAATAATCCGACAACAGCGCCTACCGCCAACACGATTGCTTACCGCGATGCAGCGGGTGACATCGCGGCGCGTGAGATTGTCCTTAGCTCTGGCCTTTCTGCTGTAACGCCGACTGTTTTGGTTTCAATGTATCCAGCTACAAACCAAGTGGTTCGCACAACGCCAGCGGCTGTGGCAGCGTCAATTCAAGGTGCGGCAACTGGTAGTTGGGCCATCAGCGTAACAGGGAACGCTGCTACAGCAACTAAAGCTAATGACCTTGACCAAGCAAGATATACAAATAATGACTTCAATACGCTTGGAGCGTCTCCTCAAGTATTTAGGGCATATACAAACTACATTCCTTCTGGTGGCTCGTATAACCAACCACTTAGCGGAGGCCAAGACTTTAAGGTTCTTCAATGGGGCGATGTTCAAGGAGGCACATCAGGAAACTGGGGCGGTCAAATTGTCCAAAACTTTTACACTGACCAAATGTGGTTCCGCAGAAGTTATGCTAATACTTGGCAAGCGTGGCGTGAATTTATTCATGATGGAAATGTTGGCAGCTTTGCCATGCGAACTAACGCATCGGCTACTAACAGCGTAGATGTCCGTGCGCCGATTTTCTACGACAGCAATGACACTGGCTACTTCATAAACCCCAACGGGGACAGCAACCTTAGCAAGACTTTCACCTACTTAGGCGGTAGGGACGTAAACGCTAACTGGAACACTGGTTTTCAAAATACACCGCCACAAGCCTACAACTTTCATGGCGACATTTCTAGCGGTGGCCCCGCTGGAACATGGTGGTTCTACGAAAGTATGCGCCACTCAAACGCCAGCAATTATTGGGGGACACAGATTGCTTGGGGTTGGGAAGATAACTCAAACAGGTTGATGCAGCGCAACGTCAGCGGAAACTCGTTCAGCGCATGGGTTGAGTATCTAAGCACTGGTGGCCGCACATACTCTGGTGGCTTAGAAATGACTGGAATTATTCAATCTACTGCTGACCTAAGAGCGCCTATCTACTATGACCGCGACAACACTGCTTACTTTGTTAATCCCAACGGCACATCATATGTTTCGGGTGAATTTCAAATTGTAGGTTCTGGGATTAACAGCCTTCGGATAACCTCCCCTAGCACTACGCAAAGTCTGTGGGTGCGTGCTGGCTACAATAGTGATGGTTCAGCAACTCCCGCTGTTAGCGCCACAAATGTTATGTTTCAATCTAGCGGAAGCAGTGCGGGGACGTTCAGCTTTGTTAGCGGAAACACGGTGGCGGTATCTATTGGTGGCGACACTGCGACAGTAGCAAATTATCTTACTGGAACAAACTCGCTTCGTGCGCCTGTCTTCTACGACAGCAACGACACTGGTTATTACGTTGACCCAAATAGCAGCGGTATTGCTCTACGCACCTCTGGTTATTGGATTGCTGATACTACAGGTTGGGCTGGAGACATTGACGGTAAAATTCAACGCCACAACAACAGTTGGTATTTTAGTGCATCAAATGCTTGGATTTTTCGCGCACAGAGCGGTGCAGAACCGTTTACCGTAACGCAAGCTGGTGTAGCAAATGCTACTGGTGACTTCCGCGCCCCACTCTATTACGACAACGCCGACACTAACTACTACCTTGACCTAAATGGCGGCGGTTCACAATTAAGAGGTCGCGTTAATGTTGTAGGGCCGCATGGCGGTGCAAGTATTAGACTTGCCCTTCCCGCGGCGGAGAACGGCGCAACGTCAGGTATTGCTGCATTACAGATGTGGTGTTCTGAGCCGGGAAATAGTTGGACAGGCGCAGGGTTTGGCTACAATGTCAGCAATGACATAAACGAAGCTGGCAACGTCCCCTCTTACTATTTTGGCAGAATAAACACTGGTCTTGGTCAAGCGTATATGCGGATGGAGGAAGTCGGTCATTGGCATTTTTATAATACACCGCAGGGGTCAAATACAAGATATTTAACAATGTCTTTGTATAGCACAGGCTATGCCCTTGCACATCAATCATTCCGCGCTCCAATTTTTTACGATAGCGACAACACTGGATATTACGGCGACTTTGCTGGGACATCGAACCTTGTTGGGTTGACTGTAGCTAATACGATTACTGGAAGTGTCAGTGGAAACGCAGGAAACGTCACTGGGACTGTGGCAGTGGCTAATGGCGGCACAGGTGCGACTACTCTTACGGCCAACAACGTCCTATTAGGCAACGGCACAAGCGCGGTTCAAGCAGTTGCTCCAAGCACCACGGGTAACGTCCTGACCAGCAACGGCACAACGTGGGTGTCTTCCGCGCCAACGTCGTCAACGTCTGTAATGGAACTCATCTCAACTTCATCCCCTAGCTCGGCTAGTCAAATTGTTTTTACAGGTTTGACATCCGCATATACCTATTACGAAATTGTATTTGAAATGTCGGGTGGGAATATATCTAGATGTCAACTTTCTACCGATAACGGGGCTACTTTCCAAAATACATATTATTACAGTAACTCTACGAATTTTGGAATCAGCACGGTTACGCAAGTTGGCACTAGTGGTATTGGGCAAACATACATCGACTTGGGTGGTCCTTCCTATAGCGGAGTTATTCGGTTTTTATATCCAACATCTACTAACGATGGGGGCTCTAATATTCAATCACAAACGCAGGGACTGACTACGAGCAGTTATCGCGCTTCAGGGCGTCGCTTAACTGGGGGGCATAATGCTATCCGCTTATTTCCAGTAACCGGAACTTTTACCGGAACATTTAAGCTATACGGGGTTAAAGTATGACACCAATTTACAAAATGGTTGATGGCGTAGAAGTTGCGCTGACTGAGGAAGAAATTGCAGCGTGGGTTGCTTTGCAAGAGGAAGCACCTCTGGCACAATGGGCTGAGATACGCGCAGAACGCAACGCAAAACTGTCGCAGTGCGATTGGACGCAGTTGCCCGACGCTCCAGTAGACACCGTTGTATGGGCCACATATCGTCAAGCCCTGCGCGATATTACCACGCAACACGATCCGTTTAACATCGCATGGCCTGCTTCGCCATTATCAGAAGAGTGACATGAGCGTCCATACAATACTGAATCACTTGGGGGATAGCGTGAAGCACATTGCTGATGGCTTGGCAGTAGCTGCTGCGTTTGAAACAGTGGCACAGTGAACTAACTTGCTTTTTTATTCATGATGAGCAATGAAGAATTACCTACAAATTTATAGTAACAGGAACTAAAATGGCCCTAACATACACTTGGAGTCTTAAATCAATTAAGAAGTCTGATATTTCTGAACTTCAGGGTATCATTGTGCAGACAACTTGGACTTGCACTGGCACTGACGAAGACGGAAATGAAGGCGTATTCAACGGCGCAACGCCATTTAATCCAGCCGACGTAGATGCAAATAACTTTACTGCCTACGAAGACCTGACCGAAACGCAGGTTCTTGAGTGGATTAAGGGCATAGTTGTTGGCGCTTACAAAGAACACGTCGACGGCCAGATCGCCAAGCAGATCGAAGCTAAGAAGAACCCCACCGAAGAAGTTGCTGAGGGTGCATTCCCTTGGTCGCCTCCCGCCGAAGCTAGTTTAGAGGTATAAATATATGAGTGAAATGGACAATTTCAACGAAGAAACCAAACCAGATGGCGTTACGCTCACTCTGAATGTTCAGGAAATCAATATCGTTCTGAGCGCCCTTGCTGAGTTGCCACATCGTGTGTCTGACGCCCTTATCCGTAAGGTGTTTACGCAGGCGCAGGGTCAGCAGGCTCAGTAAGTAAGTAACATACCTCTCTATGTATGGAGATGAGGAGGCAAGTAGATAGGCTGATAGATGGCTAGCATCAAACTCCAGACATTTGGTGGCGTGTTGCCCCAAGTTTCTTCCCGCCTTTTGCCGGACACAGCGGCAACTATCGCGGAGAACGCACGTCTGGACTCTGGCCGTCTATCAGCTTGGCGAGCGCCGCTTGCGATTACAGATCACAACAATGCGGCCTTCAACGTTCCTTCCGGCACGCGCACGATCTATAGACATCGTGATAGGGCAGGGAACTCCTACTGGCTTGTGTGGACTACGGATGTCCACGCAATCTCCTCACCCATAGCTGAAGACCCATATGACCGTCTGTATTGGACGGGTCAGCAATTCCCGCGCATGGCAATTGGGACTGAGGTCACTGGCTCTGTTGCTCCGACTTACGAGCCATCCGTCACGCGCAAGCTTGGTGTCCCGCAACCAACAGATACACCTACGGTTGTAGTTTCAACGGCACTTCCAAACTCGACTGCCATCGCTCTTTCTCGTGCGTATGCCTACACATGGGTGTCGGGACTTGGTGAGGAGGCTGGACCATCGCCAGCATCCGCAATTATTGAGGTTAAGTCGGGCGAAACCGTAACCATTACGTTTACCGGAACTGTGCCATCCCACATCTACAACACTGTCAGTAGGCCAGCTTTGCGTCGTATTTACCGGACAGGCGCTAACGGTGACTTTCAGTACGTCAAAGACATCCCATACAGCACATCGTCTATTACCGACAATATTCTTGACGAGAACCTTGGCGAAATCATTCCCACGACTGAGTGGGATGCACCGCCAGACGAAAACGCCGGAGATCATCCGGATGGCCCACTGCTTGGTTTGACGGCAATGCCCAACGGTATCACTGCCGGATTTACTGGTAGATCGGTTTTTTTCTCAGAATCCTACATTCCGCATGCGTTCCCGCGCTCTTATTCGCTGACCACAAAGTCAAAGATTGTTGGTCTTGCCAGCATCAGCATTGGCTTGCTTGTCATGACGCAGGGTAAGCCTGTCCTGATCACAGGATCATCACCAGCGTCTATGGCGGCTGTAGAGATCGACAACAACCAAGCATGCGTTTCAGGTAGGTCCATAGCCGACATGGGTGAGGTTGCCCTGTACGCCTCTCCTGACGGCATTGTAGCGGGTGGTGAGAGTGGTGTGTCGTTGGTGACTGATGGGATTTTTTCCCGCGACCAGTGGCAAGCCCTCAATCCCCCAAGCATTCACGGCTATCACTATGAAGGCCGCTACATCTTCTTCTGGCAAAACGGCGGCAACAGCGGTGGTTATGTCTTTGATGGTCGTGGCAATACGCCAATGATCTCGACGCTGAACTATTACGCAAAGGCTGGCTTCAACGATCCGGTAGATGATGCGTTGTATTTAGTAGTTACAGAAGGTGGCTCGACAACCGTTCGTAAGTTCGATGCTGGGGCAGCATCGCCGTACACATGGCAGTCTAAGGAAGTGCGGCTTGAGAAGCCCATCAATCCGTCATGCGCAATCGTCGACGCAGAAGCTTATCCGGTAGCCTTCACGCTATACGCTGATGGCGTACAAAAGCACACGCAGTCTGTGACCAGTGGATCGTTGTTCCGCCTTCCAGCCGGTTACATGGCAAAAGAATTCCAGTTCAAGTTGACGGGTTCTGTTGACGTGAACCAAGTGCTGATTGCGGAGTCTCCGGAGGAGTTTCAGTGAGCCTGCCCAAAACCCCGATTAAGGGTGATGCAGAGACTAGGCGCTTTCTTGAGGCGGTACGCCAGCAAGTAGACAGCACTGCCAACAACGCTCTGACGGTTAGTGACCTGCGCACAGACGGCTTTTTTGCAAGAAACCGTATCGACACAGGCGGTGGCAATCTTGACGGCATTGACAACCCTACCGTCCCCACAAACCTGCAAGCTAGCGGTGTTTTTGAAATTATTGCGGTTACGTGGGAATACCAAGAGTATGTAGGCCACAGCAATTCGCGTGTGTATCGTTCGCTGACAAATGTTTTTGCAAATGCGGAAGTAATCGCAAACATTAACGGCCACTTTTACTCAGACGTAGTTGGCGCCAACAAGACCTACTATTATTGGGTGTCGAACGTAAACAAGAACGGCATTGAGTCTGCAACCAGCCAAGCGGCGGGTGTGCAAGGAGCTACACTGCCAAACACGCAGTACATTCTTGATACGTTGACCGGAGCCATTGGCAGCACACGGCTTAATACTGAGCTTGGCACGCGCATTGGCGGGATAGAAACCCTACAAACAAGCATTCAGGCGCAAGTTAACAGTCTTGAGACTACTTTTGGTAACTCTCAGTCATCCGCCGATAACGTGGCAGCGGCTCAAGCTGCAGCCAGCGCAGCTACTGCGGCAAAAGTTGCAGCTATTGGTGCTAAAGACACAGCAGTCCAAGCTAAGATCGATGCCATTGCAGCAAGTGACGGTGCTATTACGGCCCGTAACACCGCTCAGACGGCTGCTACGAACGCATCAACGTCGGCTGGTAATGCAAGTAGCTCTGCAGGCACAGCGGCTACAGCAGCTTCTCAGTCGGCAACCAACGCTGCAAACGCTGCTACGTCAGCCACTGCATCCGACACTGCAAAGACATCGGCAGAAAGCGCCAACACAGCGGCACAGACCGCATCAACTGCAGCGGTTACGGCCTCCACCAACGCAGGAACATTTGCTACTAACGCAGAGACTGCAGCAACAGCCGCCGATACCTCTAAGGTAGCGGCTGAGTCTGCAAGGACGGCTGCGCAGACTTCAGCAACAGCGGCGTCTGGAAGTGCAAGCACAGCAACCACAGCGGCAACAGATGCGGCTAGTGCGGCAAGTGCAGCCGATACGTCAAAGGTTGCAGCGGTTGCAGCCAATACAGCAGCCCAAACAGCAGCCAGTGCAGCCGCAACCAGTTCTACTTCTGCGCAGGGTTTTGCGGACACGGCTGGCTCTGCTGCTACGACAGCAACAAGCGCATCACTTACGGCTGTGGCGGCAAAAGACACGGCTGTTGCATCAAAGGATACCGCAGTTGCTTCTGCTACCGCTGCCGCAAACAGCGCGACAACTGCCAATGCCTCTTCCACAAGCGCCGGTAACGCTGCGGGTGTAGCCAATACATCAAGCATTACAGCATCGACGGCGGCTACCACGGCTGTGGCGGCAAGAGATGCAGCGGTCACTGCAAAAGATGCCGCAGTAACAGCAAAGAACTCTGCGGAAGTGGCAAGCACGCAAGCTGTGACGGCTAAAAACACGGCTGAAGGTGCAGCGGCTACAGCGGTAACATCAGCAACAACTGCCGCCAACAGTTCAACCGCCGCCACAAACTCGGCTAACGCTGCCGCCGGATCAGTAACTACGGCCACCACCAAAGCCACAGAAGCCGCAAACTCAGCCTCAGCGGCGAACGCTTCTCGCGTTGCAGCGGACAGTTCAAGAGATACTGCATCGGGATCAGCCAGTGCTGCAGCTACATCAGCTTCGCAAGCGTCGACATTAGCTGGTCTGGCAAGCGACAGTGCTTCTGCTTCGTCCGGATCAGCAGTGACAGCTACATCCGCAAAGAACGCTGCGCAAACATCTGCTACCAATGCGGCGGGATCGGCAACGGCGGCTCAGACCTCTGCAACTGCCGCTTCAACATCTGCATCGACTGCGTCCACTAAAGCAACAAGCGCAGGCTCATCGGCAACGAGCGCCAGTAACTCAGCCACAACAGCCGCGACGAACGCATCGAACGCGCTTACGTACCGCAACCAAGCAGCACAGTCGGCTACTGACGCATCCGGCTTTGCCACAGCATCCGCACAAGATTACTCAGTTATCAATGCGCGGCTCAATAATTTTGGCGGCAGCGGGATTTCGGTTGAGCAGAACTCTACCGCAACAGCCAGTACACTCAACGGATTGTCTGGTCAGTACACCGTAAAAATCGACAATAATGGGTATGTGGCTGGTTTTGGTTTAGCGTCTACCGCAATCAACGGTACGCCAGTTTCCGATTTCATTGTTCGCGCTGACCGTTTTTCGATCTCAAGCCCATCCGGCCCAAGCGTAGCGCCCAAGACACCCTTCATTGTTACAACGACTGCATCGGTAATCAACGGCGTCAGTGTTCCAGCCGGTGTCTACATAGACACTGCAGCAATTCAAAACGGATCAATCGTTAACGCCAAGATTGGTGATGCCACCATTGAATCCGCAAAGATTGTCAGCCTTAATGCCGACAAGATTGTGGCAAATAGCCTGTCTGCAATTACAGCCAACATTGGTCTTTTGCGAACAGCAACAAGCGGTGCGCGGCTTGAGTTAGAAAGCAACCAGATTAGGGTCTATGACGCCAACGGCACATTGCGTGTGCGTATGGGTGTCTTTTAATGCCGCAGGGACTACAAGTCTTTGACGATCAGGGGCGCATTCTCGTCGATCTTGGCGATTGGCTTGGGCGTTTAGCAGGCTCCGCTGCCGTCACTGCAAATACCGCTGGCTCTACAAACAACGTTCTACTGCAGAGCGGCACGCCGTTTTTTATCTGGATACCGTCGACTGAAGAAGCTGTGACCGGCGCTACCACGATGCCTAATGTAACGTTTAGCGGTTCGACCATGAACTGGTCATCCAGTTACGCATCCGGAACAATCATCTACGGAGTGCGCTGATGCCAGCCGGTATGACGATATACAACGATTCCGGCGCTATACAAATTGATGGCGAAGGAATTCACTACAACTGCACTGGCTCTGGAACAGTTACGACAACATCCAATATAACCGCCAGCGGCACGACTTACGGAAGTCAGGTAGTCACCTCATTCACTGTTGATGCTTACTCTCTCTACGCATTCCGCTGCGACACAGCCGGTTTGCACGTCCGCCGTCAATGGCTTCCTGTAGGCGGGACTACGCGCAACTACCGCCTTTGGGTTCTTGCGCCAATAGGGACCACCATCACATGGTATCGTTTTGAACCCGCTACTCAGGGGCAGAGCAATGGTGCTGGCTTTGATATCTACACGCCAACTGGTGCAATTGCGTTCAGCCTCAGCACAAAGCCAATGGCTATACGGGAACTCATAAACGTAACGAACGGATATACAGGCGGGACAATCAGTCTCAGCCCCAACAGAAACTACGCCGTCATACCATCTGCTCAGTTGGGCTGGGAAGGCGCTGCAGTTTTTCTAGGTTTCAACAATCGCGGAGAGCCGCTGTATTCCATCACTACTTTTTCTGTGTTCACAAAAAACAACACTGGATCAGTCACGCTGACAGTCGATCAAAGGTCAATTTCAGGACGACAATCGTCGACTACTGGTGACAATAACGGCCAAGCCTTAATAGTAGATGTGACTTACCTTTAATGTTGTACTCAGTAAATATAAGAGAAGTGTGGGATGTTGTACGTATTGGTCTGCAAGAAGTTGTAAAAACAATAAATGCAGATTGGATGCCAGAAGATATATATCATGAAGTATTGAGCGGTAAATCCTTTATCTTTATGCACTCTTCCGATAATGAGAGTTTTGTTGTATTAAGCCAACGAAAGAACCCGTATTTAGATAGCTCCGTCCTTATAGTTGATGTAGCTTACAATAAGACGGGAGACGCTATTGATCAGTATCAACCTTTGCTGGAAGAATTGGCAAAGGAAGTAGGTGCTGGTTACATTGAGTTCTCTTCCCCGCGCTCGGGATTCAAGAGAGTAGCCGACAAGCATGGCTACACATCTGTCTGCACGACGTATAGGAAACAATTGTAATGGGAAAAGCCAAAACCCCTGACGAGACTGAACAGGAACGTGCATTAGCGGAAATCGCTGCGCAACGTTTTAACCGCTACAAAGAGGTCTTTGCGCCTCTTGAGGATCAGTACATTCAGCAGGTCTTCGATGTCCGTAATCAGGACAACTACGAGACGGCGGGTGGTCTTGCGGCGGCAGAGTACCAGCGCAGCTTTCAGAAGTCTCAGAACGATCTCTCCGGTCAGATGATGCAGCAAGGCGTCGATCCATCCTCTGGTGCTTATGAAGGCAACAGTGCGGCCCTGCGCCGTGCGCAAGCGGTTGGTCAGGGACTTGGTGTATCCGGCGCTAAGGTCGCCAACACAGATCGTTTCTATCAGGGACTTAAGGGTATTACCGCAATTGGTCAGGGTCAGGCAGCGGATGCCATCACCGGCATGGGTGATATTGCCAAGACTGCACGCGAGAATGCAAACCGCGACGCCGAAAATTCTTTCAATTCCAGCGGCATGATCCGCTCCGGTGTTGCAGCCGGTCTTGGTTATGCGGCATCTCCGTATGTTGACTCTAAACTTAAGCGTCCGACCTCAGCGCCAAAGACTACATTTAATGGCGTGGCTAGCGGACAGGTGGGTGGCTAATGAGCTTCTTTGATAATTTAGCACTGATGTTGGGCGGCGACGAGAATATACCGCCAGCATTTAAAGAGTCACTTGGTGAATTCCAGCAAATGTCAGTTTCTGGAGGTTTTGTAGCGCCGACGCCGATTCTTGCGGTAACGCAGTCATCAGCACCAATGACGGATGCTCCAGCCATTATGAACACTGCTCCTCAGCCAGAGGGTAACCCTTATGGGGTTGGCGGCGGGTTCTTTGGACTTGGATCGGATTTTGGCTACCCCTCTTCTAATTTCACTGAGGCTGATCCAAACACTATCACTACCGGAGCAGGCGGCGGCTTGTATGGCGGTAACGTCAGCTATAATCCATCAGACAGCGCATACGGAAACATTAACCCTTCGAATTATTTAATGGATAAAAAGAAGGGCGCATCAAACCTGAATGCTGCAGTGCAGCGTGCGCAGTATCAGGACTATCTCAACCGCTTTGCGCCAGTAGAAAACTATCTGGTCGGACAGGTTGACGGACGCAACACCAAAGACCTTGGCTATGACGTAGCGCGAGCAAACCAAGCCGTTGGGAATGCTGGCCTAAACCTTCAGGGTCAGCAGGAACGTGCAATGGGTCGCTTTGGTCTTGCGACAAGAGCGCCATCAATTGCGACTTCAAACGAAATCACTGGCGGTCAAGTCGCCGCAATGAACCAAGCTCGTATTGCAGATGAGGCCCGTGCGCTCTCACTCGTATCCGGCTCTGGTAATCAGGCAGGGGGTTAATAATGGCAGGTTTGATCGGCATAGGCCGTAACACTCTTGGGCAGGCAAATGTTGGGTTCCAACAGTCGGCCAATCTAGAAGACAACCGCAATGCAATGGGTGATCAACTGAGGCAGGCGCGTGCAGCGCAGCGTGCAAGCATGGTCACTACGGGCGCAGGTCTTGGCGGTTCCATTGGCGTGAACAATGCTATGGCAGCAAGCGCGGCGGCAAAGGCAGGCACAGCGGCGGGAACTGGCGCTGTTGGTACTGCTCCGGCAGTTCTTGCAACCGCCGCACCCGAAGTTCTTGCAACTGCCGCACCCGAAGTTCTTGCAACTGCAGGAGCCGAAGTTCTTGCGGGAACCGTAGTACCAACAGTAGTTCCAGCAGCAGTGCCAGCAGTAGCAGCACCAGCAGCAGCGGCTCCTATGGCTGGCGTAATGGCAATCGCTACACCACTGCTAATTGGGGCCGGAGCGGCCCTGCTTCTCGACTCAATGTTCGACATTTTTTAAGGCATTAGTTCATGGCAATTGATCCAGCACAATCATTCTCTAACGCTCTTGGACAGGGGCTTGGGATCATGAAGTCCTACCGCGATGAAGCGCGGGGTGATGAGGATCGCACATTTGACAAGATGATGCGGGAGAGAGCGTACCAGCTTCAAGAAAAAACCTATGGTCTTGCGGTAAGAGGTGATAACCGTGAACAGGGTCGTTATGACTTCTTAAACAGCCCTGAAATGCGTGGTTATGAAACAACAGCAGCTAAAGGCGACGCTGATTTTAAAGTAGCATCGGCGAAAGAGGCGGGTGTCAAAGCCGATAGAGCCAATGACATAATTGATACGGACATCAATGCCACCAACAGCAATGCAACATCAAATCGTATAAGCGCAAACGCTTCGGCGTCCAATGCCTATACTAACCGCTTGAACTATGGCCTTAATAGGCAACAGTACAGAGACACGCGGAGCGATACCGTGAGTAGTAAGACACTCATTGATTCTCTCAAAGCACTTACTTCGTTTACGGGACCAAACGCCAATCCGGCTGCGGCTAAACAAATCATGGGCAATGGCGTCGTTGCAAGCCAAGTTATTAAGATGGCGGCGCTAGCAAGTGACGCTCCTCTCATGGAAAGCATTCTTAAAAACCCTTACGGCAACTGGATCAACAACGTTGATTCCCTCAGAGCGGCAAGACGATTTGCTACGTTCGCGCCAGTTGTGAAGGCTACAATGCAGCAACAAGGATTCTTGCAGGGAACAAAGATTATAAAATTTAGGGGCCACACTGAAAACAATCCCCAAGGAAAGCCTCAGCAGCTAGTAGAGTTGACCTTTCAAGGGCCAACTGCTGGCGGAAAAACAAAAACCTACGTGGGTTATGTCCGGCCAGAGAAGCTTTTTGAGCCAGCCGCAATGGCAAGCAACTTGTTTAGCAACGTCAATAGAGACCCTGTAGCAAAGCAGCGTCTTGTTCAGGCGTTTATGATGTCGGATGAGAAGGGCTTCAATATGGTCCTTAACAACGAAGTTCAACGAATTGATGGCTTGATTTCTACTTACGGAAGTGACCGTAAGTATCAGGTGGAGGTTGCCAGCCTAAGAGATAAAAAATCACGACTTCTAAACGGTGATGCAGCAACGGCAGCGGACGTTGTCTTTAGCTCTCTTGGACGAATAGGTTCAGGCTCGTAATAAAATATCTGCGAAGATCGGATTAGAATAAATGCCTGAATATAAGTTTAGTTCTTTCGTAAATTGGGATGGTACTCAAAACGAAAGCCAGAACAAAACAAGTACAACGCAGAAGGCAGCACAGCAGAGCCGCCAGCCCGTCGATGAAAATATGGGTGGTTCTGCTATCGAGACTTTGCGTGCAAAAGCAAAAAAAGCTGATCAAAACGTCGCCAACATTCAAAGGTCGCGCAAGAACAGCCGCATCTTTGATGCAGTAGAAAGCTTTGGTGATTATCTTCCATTTTTTGAAAGCACCACTGAAAGGGTAAAGGCGGATCGCGCTGAGATTGAGACCGACATCCAAGATATCATTCGCTCGCGTGAAGAAATAAAGCGCAGCGGAGGCTACGGCAAAGGCGGCTATGGCGCTGCTGTAGAGCGTGGTCTTGGCAACCTGCAGTCAATGAAGGGCGGACTTGAGGCCGGTCTTGGTATTGCAGACGAAGGCAGTATTGGTGATATTCTTCAGGGCCGCGCTCGTGCGCAGGGCGCTGGTGCGCGTAATCAAGCAGAGCAAGAAGCCTACGAAAAGTTCCAAGCGGCTGATGGAATTATCGGCTCCGCAAAAGAAATCTTCACCAATTTTCGTTTACTGACAAACGTTGCAGTTGAAAGCTTGCCTTCATCTGCTCCATCTATGGTTGCTGGTGCCGTTGCTGGTGTCGGTGGTTTTGCGGTTGGCGGACCAAAAGGCGCACAGACGGGCGCGAGTATTGGTACTGGACTTGGCAGCTTTGTTACTGAGTACGGCAACACGATGCTGGAAACGTTTGCTGAGAACGGCGTGGACTTAGATGATCCTAATTCTATTAAGGCTGCACTCGCCGATAAAGAATTGATGTCAGACGCAAGATGGCGTGGCACTCGTCGTGGTATTGCGGTTGGTGCATTTGATGCAATGTCTGTGGCGCTTGCGGGTAAAATGGGTGGTGCGCCTGTTGCCAGAACCATCATCGGCGATACTGCAAAGGCAGGGCTCGCACGTAAGGCCACCGGCCTATTGGCGGCTGGCGCGGTAGAAACTGTTGGGCAAGGAACTCTTGGCGCAGCCGGTGAAGCAGCCGGTCAGTTGGCGGCAGATGGGCGGATCACAAGTCCACAGGACATTGTCGCTGAGTTTGCTGGCGAAATACCTTCCGGCGTTGTCGAGTCTATCGGTGGTACAGCGGTACGTCTTGGAGCAGACAGTGCCTCTAGTACTGCGGAGGACGATGAGCTTGCCTCTGCGCTTAGAGCAAGGGCCGCAGCCAATCCTGTAACGCAAGCCGCTGGTCAAATTGAAGGCCCGAACGTTGGCGAGATGCGTGATCTTGGAAGCGTGCGCGTTGCTGGTATGACCATGACGCCGACACAGGTTCTTGAGTTTGCGCAGAACAACCAGAGCCAGCCGCGCATTGCCGACATTCTGTCCCAACCCGTTTCAGACGTAACCAAAGTCGAGCAGGTTGCACGCATCCTAAACGAGCAGGAAGCTGCGCGTGTAGAGCCGGAAGCCGTGAGGCGTATTTCAAGTCTCGTTGGCGGTACTAACCCCACTAGCCAGAGCCGTCAGTTCATAACAGACGAACTCACTAAGATTGGTGATGAGGTTGTAGCGGCCAGCCCGACATTAAGTGCTATTCGCGATACCATTGCCAGCGAAAGGGGCGGCAAGCAATTTGTCGGCACTCTGCGCGGCATCGTAGAGAATTACAGTCCGCCAGCACAACAGGGTGAAACCTTCTTTGCACGGCCAGAACGTGGCGGCGAAGGCAGCGTTGTTATGACGCCCGACCAGATTGCAGACGAAGCCAAGCGTGAGCGTGATGCGCAGGAAGCATTCCGTCTTGCCGGTGTCCGCCAGCAACGCTTTGACGAAGCCACAGGAACAGGCGCACAGCGCGAAGACTTGCGTGCCGGAGCACCCGACCCGCAAGCTCAGTTCTTCCTCAATCCAGAGGTCTATGGCGAAGCCCTTGGCGGTATCGCTGCTACCATTGTTGGTGCGGAAAACGGCATGGTCCGTATCCAATACGAGTCTCCTACAGAAACTGGACGTGACGGTCTGCCTGTCACTATCTCTGAGGAAGTTGAGCCTACTGCGATGTTTGACCGCGTCGTTCGTGGCACTGCGCGTATGTCGCAGGAATTAGCAGGCGATGTCCGCACGCCACGCAGGGGTACTGGCACAAACCTCAACCCACGCAACTCAGTAGATCGCACAAGCACACGCGCACTGGTTCCGACGCAGGACGCAGGACTGCCTGCCACAATCTCGCCTACCCGTTTAACGGGCTTTGAAGCAAACACCGACCAGTTGCCGGTGGAAACGCAGAATGCACAAGCAGACCAGCAAACTCAGCCAAACGTAGAGGGCATACTAGAAGCTCCGCCAGTGACCCCTCAAGCCACGCAAGCAGCGTTGCCTGCTCCAGCGCCACAGCTAGCGTTACCTGCTCCTACTCCTACTCCTGCGCCAGTACCGGCTGCAAAGAGAGAGACGCCGCCAGCGCCAAAGGCAGCAGAGCCTGCGGCTACAGAAGAAGATACTGTAGTTGAGGACGAAGAGGTCGATGTCGACAATGATCCGCGCATGGTTGAGCATAACCAACGGTTTGATGATGCTGTCGAGAGCATACAGGACACTGAGAACGCGACAGAGGTTCGTAAGCTTGCCAAGAAGCTGATCAGGGAAGGTGTCGTTGATGAAGATGCCTACGCCGATATAGACGAGAGAATGAAAGATGTCCCCCTAACAGAGCGTTGGGATGAGGGAATGTCGGCGCTTGAGGACGCAATAGAAGAGCAGAGAGACAACCTTGCCTCTGACATTGAAGAGGAAATCTACAGCGAAGCAGATGAGAAGGCTTCTGCAAAAGAAGCAGAAAGCACAGATGCGAAGCAGGATGTTCATAACGAACTGACTGATGCTGAGAAGGATGTACTTGCCGACCATTATGGGGAGCCGGAGTACAATGGCGCTGCCAAAACGCGCTTCATTGAAGACTTGGTCACCGCAGTTAACAAAGGTCTGCAGTCGGTAGACAAGAAGATCAGGGCCATCGTCAAGCGCATCTCGCTGTTGACCTTGTCTGCCGCTGTTGTCTTCAGCCCAATGTCGCTTACTGGCCCATCCATTCCGCAAGCCAGAGCGCAAGATATTGCCTACAACGAGACCCTACACCGCGCGGTTCCCGTTGCTGCCCGTGGCAAGATGTCTGTTGGGGCGCAGCGCGTTTACGAAACAATGGCTCCTGTTGCCACGCAAAACGGCAAGTCATTCTTCATTGCCGATAAGCCCAATGGCATGATCCACGCATTTGCTGCCAATGGTTCCTACATGGCGTCCGCGCCAAGCCTTTATGGTAAGGCGGCTGGCGATGTGCTGACCGAAGGCCGCAATGAAGCTAATAGTACAGAAGATGTAACCGACAGCGGAAAGGTAACCCCCGCTGGTACATTCAAGCTAGAGGCTGGCAAAAGCTCCTACACTGGAGGGTATGTTCTATACCTAGTAGACCCCAAGACAGGTGTCGGCGTTGGCGCAAACAAAGCGGGTGGCGGCGCAATCGTTGCTGTCCATTCTGTATACAACGGAACCACTAGCGAAAACCGTGAAGGCCGTCTCGACACAAATGCGGCCAATGACAATAAGATCAGCTTCGGCTGCATAAACACTGCCGAAGAGTTCTTCGTAGATAACGTGCGTCCAAACATTGAATCGTTCGATGGCGGCATGGTCTTTGTTATGCCTGACGATGTCAGCCAGACCGGCAAGTTATTTTCATCCAAGCAGCCGAAGGGTTCGCCAGCAAGCCCGTCAGCGCCAAGCCAGCCTGCCCTTCCGACTGAGGATGCTGCACGTCCAACGCGCAAAGAACCAGAGCGCCGTGTCGGTGACCAGAAGGACGGCAAGCCAGAAGAAGGAACTACGCAAGAGACCCGATATTCGGGCCGCACTAATCCAGCCGCAGAAAACGAAACTGTGGCAGACACAGCACTTTCCGACATTGATTATGACGCCGTCATCAATGAGCGGCTGGACAAGATCGCTGCGCGTGGTGGGCAGGGACGCATTGTTGCCGCTCGCCTTCGCAGCCTATTAAAGCAGAACAACTACGACGCACGTCAACTGTACTATGCTTTCCAGATGGGGGACGTGGCCTCTCGTATTCTTCCGCAAAATTCGAAGGTCGACATCCTGTTTGTCCCATCGATGAAGGCGAGCAACGCCAACGCTGCCGCAGCTAGTGGCATTGATGTTGGCTCAGAAGCGGCTGGCTCATACGATGCATACGAGATCAGCCAGAATGGTTTCCGTGGCCTCATCACGCTTTCGCTGAGTGATAACCTTTTGGGTGTAGCGCGGGAAAACGCTGCGCATGAGGCTTTCCACGTCATTCAAGACATGCTGAAGGTCTATGACCGCCCTGCATACGATGCACTGCAAAAATCATTCCGCGACGGCATGACGATTAAAGACTTTGATCCAAGCATTCTGCGCAAGCTGAAGACCCTAACCACCAACGATGACGGAACGAGTGTATATGACTCGCTCGTCAATGACTTTGGTGACACACCGCTTTCAAGTCTGGAAGCACAGGCGATTGCCTTTGGTGCGTTCGTCGATGCCAAAGATCGTGGGCAGAGCATGAAGGGTCTTAAAGCCAGCTTCATCCGTATCGTTGACGCTGTCAGCGGCATGGTTCGTGGCTTGGGTGCTATTCTTCGCAAGGACGGTGTAGCTACACCAGCCGCCATCTTTGAAGGTTTCCGCTCTGGTAAGTCGCAGGAAAGCCTCACTGAGGCCGCTCCTCTGGCTGGTGAAACTGGACGTACAGAAGAGCAGTACTCTGGTCGAAAGGAAAAGCCGCCGTACAGCCCACCCAAAATTGGCAAGCAAAAAATTAAGGTTCCTTTGCGTGGGACTTCAACCATTCCGTTTCTCTATGACAACGGAGTGGATGAGGTAGAGCAAATGGGCGAAACCTCAATGGCTCTGAAAGATACCGTCAAAGCTATACAGGACCGCGCTCGCGCAAGCCTTCAAGAACGCTTTGGAATTGACCGGATCACTGGTCCGAATGAAGAGACGGATGCTTATTTGTCGCAAGCTATTGCGTCAGAAGCTGAGGCGGCTGTCCTAAAAGAGAGAGCTACTGGAAACCGATCAGCACTCGATTGGTACACAAGCGCAATTGAAAACGCCATTAACGAAGCATCTTCTATCTACCCAATGCTTGCTGATGACGATGCAGCAATGGCGCTTAACAACGCGCTTGGCTTTAGAAATAAGGAAGACGCTCGCGTTCTCTTCACTCTTGCGCTTTCTATTACGTCGCAGAACATGAAGGTTCGCGACAATGCTAGAGCAACTCTTGAGCAGTTCGATTACTTTTTAGAGAACGGCAAGTTTGATCCTTCGCGCTCATACGGAACAAAAGCCCCATCAATCTCTGGAAATCTGCGCCTAGCAAACTACAAGCTGGAAAAAGTTTTTGCCGGAAACCCTGCGGACTTTGGCTCGTTTTTAAACACAGAGTTTACGGTCTCCCAACTTAACAACATTGCAAAAAACATTGGTGATCGCGAAGGCGTTGCACCATTCAAAATCAGTGGAGAGCAAGCATCTGAGACGGTGTACGGTTCAGCAATCTTTGGACCAAAGATCGGGAATGGTTTCTACCAAAACCTAAACCGGAACTTCTCACCGGTAACAATCGACCTTTGGTTCATGCGCTTGTGGGGACGGTTAACTGGAACGCTTGTTGGCAAAGATGCCGCCATTGCAAAGCAAGCGCAGGGTCTTCGTGACGCCATAGCGGAAGATAACCATCCTACCGCAAAGGTTCCGGACGGTTATGCTGAAATCATAAACGATGTTACTGATGATGAAATGATTGGCGTAGCCGTTCAGATGGCGGCTGATTGGGAGCGTTCTTATAAGGCGCTGCAGAAACAAGGACTGACATCAAAGCAAATTACTAGTCAAAACCTAAAGCCCGAATGGGCCTTTAAGGCAGTCGCTCTTGCGGGTCAGCTAAAGCCTAACGATGCACCAACAAGCGGTGGGCAGCGTATATGGATACGTAACGTTGTTAAAAACGCCGTAGGAATACTGGCAAAGAATGGTTATAAAGTTACACCGGCAGATTTGCAGGCTCTTGTTTGGTATCCTGAAAAAGACCTTGTCAATCTAGCTAAGGAAGGGAAGCTTGAAGCTAGCCTCAATGTCTCCTATGATACCGCTTTCAGAGAACTATCTACTCAGAGGAATGAAAATGCCGAGACAACCAACACCAATGCAGGAGACGGAGCTAGCAACCGCTCTGCACGATCTGGAAATGTCGAAGCTGGGAGTTCCAGAAACGATGAGCAAGCAAACGGCTCTCGTGGTGAGGGAGCTTCTGAAGAAGCAGGGGATAAAGTTCGTCGGACGCTCTCTAGAGAAACCCGCCAAAAGCTAATTGACCGTGGGACAATGTACTCCGGACGTGGGGCTGCGGCTGCACGGCGGGCTGAAGAGCAGAACGTTCTGTTTGGAAACCGTATAGGCGATAACATAAGTGCCACGCCTACGCAGGATTTAGAGCCAGCAGATCGCGCTGTGTACACGCCGGAGCGTACTGAACAAATCATACGCGACATGGCTTATTCAATGGACGATAAGAAGTCTAAGGGCTGGATGACGTTTATGTCTCCGGATGAATTTCTTGGGCTTACCCTATCCAAAGCTGGTCGCGACATTCTTGCGACTATGGACCCAACCAAGACCCGCGCACGCAAGCTTAACATCGAAGATTTGCGGAACGTCAGCCAGCCGCTCTTTCTTTCAATTAAGGAAGCCGCGCCCATCAGCAACGTTCAGCGCCAGTTGGGCGTTACGGAACTACCTTGGCAAGTTTTTGGACATGAAGGCCGTCACCGTATGGCTGCATTCAAAGATGCTGGGATTACACAAATCCCTGTTGTTCTGATGCGTCAGGACGGAGCAACCCAACTTGAGGAAATAGCAGACATTCCGCTCGCTCCTCAGCGGGGCGGACGCAGCGACCAATATAACAGCGGCGACACTAGTATCTATGTAGGTGGGGCTACCCCCATCAGCTATGAGAACGCTGGCCGCATCAGGGAAATGATGGAGGGCGAAGGTATTCGCTTCTCTGGTCGGCGCGGTTCGCGGACTTCGGGGCCAGCGTCTCTGCGTCCTGCTCCATCGTTTACGGCAGACAATTATAACTTTGGTGGCTCAGAACCAACCCGCACTGATGACGTGATCTTCAAGCTGCAGGACAAGTTGATCGACCTTAAGCGCGTGCAGGAAAGCATCACTGCCTCTGGCCGTCAGATCGATGACAAGGCCAATGTGTACCGTAACGAAGAGCTATACTATGGCCGCGCTGCAAAGCGGTCAAAGCAGTTCCTAAAGAAAGAACTGGCTCCTCTAATTGAGGACATGAAGTCTAAGGGCGTCAGCCTCAAGATGATCGATGAGTTTTTGCATGCGCGTCACGCGAAGGAGCGGAATGCTCAGATTGCCAAGATCAACGACCAAATGCCAGATGGCGGCTCCGGCCTGACCAATGCGCAAGTGGACTCGTATCTCAACGGCCTGCCTAATGCTCGTCGCCGTCAACTTGAGAACCTTGCCAATCGCGTAGACGCTATCATCGCCAACACGCAGAAGCTGATGGTTGAGTATGGTCTGGAGACGCAAGAGACCATCGACACTTGGAACAAGACATACCAGAACTATGTACCACTGCAGCGCGAAGGCTTTGACGAAGCTGATGGCGCTGAAGGCAGCGGCAATGGCATGTCTGTTCGTGGTAGCTCGTCGCGCCGCGCACTTGGTTCAAGCCTTAGCGTAGTAGACATCCTTGCCAACGTTGCCATGCAGCGTGAAAGGGTCATCAGCCGTGGCGAGCGCAACCGTATTGGCAACTCGCTGGTAGCGATGGCGCTTCAGAACCCGAACGACTCCTTCTGGTACGTTATTGATCCAAAGAGTGCCGACGCAGCCGCTGCAAAGCAGAAGTTGATCGACTTTGGTATGACGCCGCCAGATGCAGAGAACGTCATGGGATCGCCGACACAGCGGTTCATTGATCCGAACAGTGGTCGCGTAACCTACGCACCAAACTCACTATTCATGAACGCACCAAACGTGATGGCAACGCGCATCAATGGCGAAGACAAGTTCGTCATCTTCAATACGCGCAACCCACGCTCTAAGCGTTTGGTTGAGTCGTTGAAGGCTGTAGGCGCAGCGCAGCTTGGCCCGATAATGAACGGTTTTGGGAAGGTTACTCGTTACCTTGCCTCCATTAACACGCAGTACAACCCCGCCTTCGGCCTTTACAACTTAATGCGTGACTTGCAGGGTGCTGCACTTAACCTATCCACCACCCCTCTTGCCGGTAAGCAAAAGAGCGTTATTGCAAACGCGCTGCCTGCAACGATTGGCATGTACCGTGACCTTCGCGCAGAGCGGGGCGGGAAGACTGCTTCTACAAATTGGGCTGCTTTGGCAGAAGAGTTTGAGAATGAAGGCGGTAAGACCGGATACCGTGATCTATTTACGTCATCGACAGAACGCGCTGATGCAATCGAGAACGAACTGACCGGCGGCAGCAAGCTACGTCAGGTTGCGACCAAGACAGGTGGTCCTGTATTAAACTGGCTGTCCGACTTTAACGAGTCCATCGAAAATGGTGTGCGTCTGTCTGCCTATAAAGAAGGTCTCGACATGGGGCTTTCAAAGGCAGAGGCCGCAAGCGTAGCCAAGAACCTGACCGTCAACTTCAATCGTAAGGGTGCAGTGACGGCGCAGGCTGGGGCGCTCTACGCCTTCTTCAATGCCGCTGTCCAAGGTACTGCGCGACTTGGTGAGACACTCGCCGGACCAGCCGGTAAGAAGATCGTTATGGGTGGTCTCTTGTTGGGCGTGGCACAAGCCATTGCGCTATCAGCGGCTGGACTTGAAGACGAACCAGAGTGGCTGAAGGACAAGAACTTAATCATCCCGCTTGGCGGCGGTAAGTATGTTGCCTTCCCAATGCCGCTTGGCTTCCATGCTATCCCATCTATGAGCCGTAGGGCTGTTGAGTTTATGATGAGCGACAAGAGTGTTGGGGTACAAACTGTCGGATTGCTTGGCATGCTTGCAGACGCCTTCAACCCCATTGGGAATGCTGGCCTATCCGCTCAGACAATAGCCCCAACCTTTGGCGATCCGCTTGTTGCGCTTGGTGAGAATAGGGACTTTGCTGGCCGCGAAATTTACAGAGAAGACTTCAACAAGCTTGATCCGACATCAGGGCCAAGCCGAAACCGTGAGGGCGTCAGTGCTGTGGGCGCAGCCATATCCACGGCCATCGACTACATGACCGGAGGAAACGGCTACACCGCTGGTGCAGTCAGTTGGACGGGTGACACATTCGACTACATCATCGGTCAGGCAACGGGCGGCGTTGGGCGTCTGGCGCTGAACACCATATCGACAGCAGAGGCAGCGGTAACAGGTGAAGACCTCCCCAACTACAAGATACCTATCGTGGGCCGGATGATCGGTGACGCCAATGAGGCAGCGGCTGTATCCAAACGCTTCTACGCAGGTATTACGGAAATGAACGGCCACAAGCGCACAGTTGAGGGTATGGAGGATAATGGCAAGGACACGACCTCTTACTTCGAGCAGTATCCGGAGGCTGATTTCTACCAAGACGCGCAGAAGTACGAGAGCGACCTCAGCAAGTTGAACAAGGAGCGCCGCCTACTCAAAGAAGAGGGCGCTCCAAAGTCAGAGATCGATGCCATCACCGAAGAGCGGCAGATGCTGATGAATGAGTTTAACCAGATCGTGGCAGACTATAAGAGGAAATAAAGAAGCCCCCAACCGTAAGGCTGAGGGCTTCTAAGATACACGGACTTCCAAAGTGTATCTCTTATAGCGTACCTATATTGTCGGCGACACCGCGCAGATGTTCTGTCGAGAGGTGGGCGTAGCGTTGAACCATCCGGTCATCAGACCAGCCGCCCATTTCTCGTACTGCGGCTGTGTGTGTACCCTTCTGGATATGCCATGATGCCCACGTATGGCGAAGGTCATGCCAGCGGAAGTTATCGATACCGGCTCTCTTCAGCGCCTCTCTAAATGCACTCGTCCCGCTGCGGTGTACTGGCTTGCCGCCATATACAAAGACCCACTTCTCGTTGCGGTTCTTGGCGATAGACTTTTTGCTCAGTACTTCCCAAGCTGTGTCGTTCAGTGGGATCGACAGTGGCAGTCCTGTCTTTGCGCCGCTCTTGTGTTTTGTCGGCGGTATCGTGACCATCCGGTTGATAAGGTCGACCTCATCCCACTCCAGTTCGCGCACGTTTGCATCGCGCAGTCCTGTCGAGAGAGCAAAGATCACTTTGTCCTTAAGGTGTGGAGGCAGTTCCGCCAGAAGGCGCTGTGCTTCTTCCTTCTCAATATAGCGAACGCGCTTGGGTTCCTCCATCCGCTTGATCTTGGGGAAGGTATCGATCCACCCCCATTCATCCCGCGCCACATTGAGGACGGCACGAAAGACTGTCAGGTATCGATTGACGGTAGATACACCCCTGTCTCTCATCAGCTCTTCGCGCATGTCAGACACCACACCTCTGGTGATGGCGGTCAGTTGCGTGTCTCCAAGTGTTTTTCCGCCAGCATCTAGGGCGGTCAGAACATCCACATAGTGGCGTTCCTGCTTCACCCATTTGCGGTGATCTCTACCAGCAAGCCATTTCTGCGACGCATCAGTCCAAGTCTTTTCCATAAAGCCTCCATTCTTAAGCTGTCTTTTTGATGGCGTTATCCCTAACCAGCTTGTAGTTTCGGGGAGCAGCAAAGCCTAAACGCGCAGACATAGCACTCTCTCCAGCACTCTGCTTCAGCACATCAACGAGAACAATCTGCAGGACATTGTCGAGTACATAGTCATCGTTAAGCGAAAGGCGCAGAATCTGTGTAGACCCATCTTTGCGCGTGATCGTCATGCTCACATGCATGCCGTCAGTAATCTCGTCGACGCGGATCGCGTGATCAAACGTCTGCTCAAAGTCTTCGGTAAGAGACGTGCCTCCGTAGATAGCTGTCCCTTCCTTTCGAACCATTAGCAACATGCTCTAGCCTATAAATAAGGGGGTGCCCCACCACCCCCATTGGTTAAATTAGAATGGGCAATCGTCATCCAGATCAGCATGTACAGAATTCTGTACGGGTGCGGCGCTTGCCTTCTTTTTCCAAGCGCGGCCAGAGAAGAACTTTCCCTTCGCGCCGTCAATTACCTTCGCTTCGATTCCAAGCGTCTCGCCGGTATCCAGAAGGAAGCTTCCTGAGTAGACAGGGACACTTGCTTCATCCCAACCCTTCTCACGGTAAAAATTCTTACGCTCTTCAATTCGCTCATCGCTGTCGCGAAAGAGTGAAAACGTATTCGGCTTTGGTTCGTATGCCATCACTTAGGCCTTTCTTCATTGTAAATCTACCCGCCGCAGACGATCTAAGTGTGCAAGGTAGAGGGTTATAGCCTGCCGGATTACTCCAGCAATAGGCCGGTCTTCTGAGATTGACCTCTCGCAAAGAGCGCGGTAGGTCGCATCATCAATCGTGGTTTGGACCAGACGGTTCTGGCCCTCTTTTCTAACTCTTGGCATCTTTCTTCCTTACGGGTGTTACGTTATAACTAACGATGGGTTCTTTGCGGAATTGCTCTAGCGACTTGCCGCTACCTTCCAGTAGCGCCTCAACGCCAACGGCCATATATACAGCAGTGTGATCAACCGCACCCTTTTTCTCAACCCGTAAAAATTTGATCTTTCCTGTACGGAATGACCCAAATTCTTCCCCCAACTCCTTCTTCAAATTATCGAACTCATTTTTTAGAGGAACAACACTCTTCTCTGCTTCTTTGATCTGTAGATATAGATCAGACATCCGATCCGAACGGGCGTCCTTAATCAGGGAAAGTTCGTTTTGAAGGAAAGGCTTTGCCCTTTCCTCATCAGCAATGATCTCAAGATACTCTTTGTGGAAGGATTCAAACTTAGGAAGGTTCTTTTCAAACCAACCGTCCTCACGTTCCAGCCGTTCCAGAAGGTAGACTTCTTCGCTAATGTAGCAGACGAAATCCATCCATTGCAGGTCACACACCGCCATCACATGCTGGCACTGCGCGTAGTAAGATGGCTTCTCATGAACGGAGTATGGAGCCTTAGCCCAATACGGACACTTGATCTCAAGACCGCCATCGATCCCAATCAAGCCATCCGGACTAGCACCTAGCCACGGGTAGTCATCGTGCATGATGATGCCGGTCTCAAAGACTTTGTTGCCCGTTATCTTCTCATAGAAGGCACAAGCAACTGGTTCCATGCGTTCACCGTGATTGGTGGCGGCGTTGCCGTTGAATTCTTTTTCCGCGCCAAATGTTTCGCGAACCATGTCCCGCATAACTTCGTTGGCAGTCTGGTAGGGATTGACACCAATGATCGATCCTACACGGCTTCCGGTTACTACACCGATACGAGCCTTAAACCATGCCTCTGATTTTTGCGGGGCGGCGTTCACGCCAATTTCGCCTTCATCATATCCTTGGCAGTCGTAAACGCAGCAAGCATTGGCGCATCACTGCGGTTCTTCGCGTACTTGGATGCCTTGGCATATGCAGCCTTCAATTCATCAACCGTCTTGGCGTCAGAAATCAACTTTATAAGAGCGTCTTGGTCATCCAGCGCCGTGTTGGGCGTTGCCTCTTCTGCTTTTGGCGGCGTCTTAGCTGCATCCGGCAAGTCTTCACCTGCATATATGTAGTGGCCTAAACCAAACAGCGACATCGCCTTTACCAAGCAACGCATCTTCGTATCGTTAAGTGCGCGTGCATCTGGATTTTTAATGGCGGCATTGCGGTGATCCATGACCGGCAACCACATAGTGCGTGTAATCCCGTTGATGCTGAGGATGCATCGAACTTCGCATGATCGGTCAGTCATCTCAAAAACTTCGTTGCCGGAGTCCGTCCGTTCAAAGACAAAGTGGCTGTTGGGGAAATTGTCCATGAGAACCCCCCAAGCCCATGCCCAAGACAGGTAGTTGTGACCTGCTTTCTTCTCGACATTATCGTTGACGTTTATTGCGGAGAGCGTCTGCCAAATCTGCTTGGCGCGTTCTTCTGGCAGGGCATCAAAGGTGTTGATGCTGCCGCTAATCATAGTTTCTAATCCCATGTCCATCTCCGTATTGATGCCGCACGTTACCACCCAAAAGATTAGACACAAGCGATACATAAGAATGTGTTTAAATAAGTTGTGCTGTGTGTCTTTTGAGTCACAAAAAACTAGCTGGTCTTAATCAAGAACACAAGTAGAACATACGTATTTCTGCGGATTTTTTACATTTGGCTACAAATTATGACATTACGGAATGCTTATGCAAATAATAAAAAGTAAAATTGTTAAAATACTGAGTGTTATTTCTTGCGTAAAAATAATTCTTAGGTAAATTTATGCACAGAAGACGGCTAGGGTAGCCCCCGAAGAGCCGCGTTCGCCCAAGCGATGAATCCCTTCTTCGCGTGGTCTGCCGTCTTCAAATTGGGCGAACATGTAGGGGGACTATTTTTTATGGATACTAGTAGTACTGTTTCACCGCACCAAGGTGGCTACGTTTTAATTTATCGGCAGCTTTTGCAGAACCCAATCTTCAGAACAGATGCTGAGGCGATGGCTTTTGCGTTGCTGGTTATGAAGGCATCGTGGAAAGACGTTAATGTCCGTTACAAAGACAAGATCATAAGCCTTCAACGTGGACAGGTTGCTATCTCTTCACGAGACCTAGCCTTCCGTCTTGAGCGCAATAAAGATTGGGCAAATCGCTTCTTCAAACGCCTCAGCGACTGCGACATGGTGCGAGTCACCAGTGCGACAGGGGTCAACGTCGTAACTATATGTAATTACGACAGTTATCAGGGTGCTTGCGACACGGGTGCGACAGCACCGCGACAGGACCGCGACACGAGTGATCCACAGAACAATAAAGGGAATAAAGATAATAAAATAAATAAACTTAATACTACTACTGCGCGTGGGACGCGCTTACCCAAAGATTGGATACCTTCGGTAGAGTATGTGGAGTTTGCTAAGACAGAACTTAACTGGACTGATGGAGACGTGGCGGCGGAAGCAATGGTGTTCCGCGACCACTGGATTGCACAGCCAGCATCAAAGGGCGTAAAGAACGATTGGTTTGCCACATGGCGCAATTGGGTTCGTCGCAGCTACCGCAAGCCATCTAGTGCTGGCGAAGCTGACTATCCCACGCCGCCTGAATTCAAAGACCGCAAGAAATATCTAGATTGGTACTGCTCGCAGTGGGCTGGATACAACTGGTCTGCGCTTATGGCTGGATCAGACGAAGACAAAGCCTACGCAGCCAAGACCCGCAAGCAGGTCTCTGTGCTGCGCAAAGAACTGAAGGAGATCGCAAATGGACCTGCGTGAACTTTCAGAGAAGCTGAACAGCAACATGCTGGCAAGCCTCCGCCACATCCTTCCGGCTGGCATCATCAACGGCGCTGAGTACTGTGTCGGTGGTTTAAGTGGCGAGAAGGGTCAATCCCTGCGCGTCCATATGTCTGGCCCGAAGGCTGGTGTGTGGAGCGACTTCTCCACCGGAGAGAGTGGCGGCGACCTGATCGATCTATGGAGGTCAGCGAAGAACCAGACGCTGATTGAGGCGATGGACGAAGTACGCGCTTGGCTTGGGGTAGAGCGCCCGAAGCTGGTCACACCCAAGAAGGAGTACCAGCCACCGCTAAAACCCCAGAATGTCCGTAAGGTTGAGGCTACTCCGGTGGAGCAGTTCTTGTTAGAAAAACGACATCTTATTTCTAACACCTTGCAAGCATTTCGCATCGCTGCGGAAGGATCACGGGTCTTTTTCCCGTTCATTGATCCGCACGGTGAAACCAAGATGATCAAGTTCCGCGACATCCACGACAAGAAAAAGCAGGGGCCAACATCAGCCGGACAGATGCCGACCCTCTTTGGCTGGCAAGCTGTTGATCCAAATACACGCGAGATATGGATCACTGAAGGTGAGTTCGACGCGATGGCTGGCTACCAGATGGGTGTGTCGGCCATGTCTGTTCCCTTTGGCGGGGGAGGGGGAGCCAAGCAGCAATGGATAGAGAACGAGTTCGACAATCTCGACCGTTTTGAGACCATCATCCTTGCCCTAGACATGGACGATGAGGGTGAATTGGCTGCGCGTGAGATTGCAGAGCGCCTTGGCATTCACCGCTGTTTGCGTGTGTTGCTGCCGTTCAAAGACCTTAACGAATGTTTGGTTGAAGGCGTCGACATCAAGTCGATCCGCGACACGGCGGCTGGCTATGATCCTCAAGAACTGCGCAGTGCTGTCGACTACCGCGAAGACATCTTGAAGGAACTGTTCGCCAGCGAAGAGGATACTCGTGGCTTTGCCCCGCTGGTTGGTACGTTGAGCGATACGCTGCGGTTCAGAGATGCCGAACTCGTCATCCTCAATGGCATCAACGGCCACGGTAAGAGCCAGTTGGCAGGGCAGTTCGCGCTCGATGCAATGGCGCAGGGAAAGCGCGTGTGTATCGCGTCTATGGAGATGCCAGCACGCCGGTTACTCACGAGACTGACACGACAAGCGGCTGGTATTCCAAGCGGTGATCCCACTGTTGCTTATGCCAATGCATGTATTGATTTCTACGCCAACAAGCTGTGGCTGTTCGATCTTGTCGGCACGGCCAAAACCACACGCATGCTGGAGGTGTTTCAGTATGCCCGTAAGCGGTACGGCATAGACATTTTTATCATAGATAACATGACCAAGTGCGGGATCGATGATGACGATTACTCAGCACAGAAGCGGTTCATGGAAGAACTGTGCGACTTTAAAAACGTGACGGGAACGACTGTGTTTTTGGTGACGCACTCACGCAAGGGCGAGAGCGAAGAGACACCGACAGGGAAGATGGATGTGAAGGGTTCAGGGTCGATCACCGACCTTGCCGACACTGTCCTTACGATCTGGCGGAACAAGAAGAAGGAACGCGAGATAGGCGAAGTTGAGGTGGATGAAGAGATTCCGATTGAGCTTCTGGCAACACCGGACTCCCGCCTCATCTGTAGCAAACAGCGCAATGGGGAATGGGAAGGACAGATCGGAACCTATTGGGGTGGCAAATCGATGCAATTCATCGGGCGCTACTCAGAGCAGCCGCGCAAGTACGTCCAGTACTCAAGCCCCGCAGTTGAGATGGAAGAGGAATTTATATGAGTGACAATGTAATTAACTTTCCGAATGCGGACATCGCCTACGGCCACATAGAACCGACTATGGTGTTGCAAAGCGCAATAGAGCGGGAGCTTGACACCGTGCTTGTCCTTGGTTGGGCAAGGGATGGTGGCCTGTACATGGCGAGTAGCGAAGGGTCTCTCGCAGAGAATATCACAATGCTTGAACTGGCAAAGTTCGAACACATCGGGATGCTTCTACAAAATGACTGAAGAAAACTTTGCACAAGCCATCCGTGAGGTGGCCGTCATGTTGCGTGATGCTGAGTACGCCGTTGCCAAGACAGAGGCAGACGTAAAGCGGATCGTGGCAAAAGCCATGTTTGAAGGCGAGATGAAAGGCAACAAGAGTGCCGCTGCCCAAGTGCGTTACGCTGACGAAAGCGATGCTGTGTACGCAGCACGGCTGGCACACGGCGTGGCAAAGGGCGAGCAAGCGTTCGCCAAGGCCGAATTGAAGGCGCGAGAGATTGCGTTTGAACACTGGCGCACGAAAGCGGCGACATTAAGAATGGAACGAAAGGTGTACAGCGCGTGAAGGGGCGCACGCCTACAGCAGCGGAGAAACGGTGGATGGATGCCGTTGCTCAAGTTGGCTGCATAGCTTGCAAAAGCTTGGGCGTGTACCAGCCGGAGATTTCACTGCACCACATCGAAGGACGGACAAAGGAGGGAGCGCACTTTAAGACGCTGCCGCTTTGCTACCCGCATCATCAGGGCGGTGATCCAAGAGGGCCATTCACAAGTGTGCATCCTTGGAAGCAGAGGTTCGAAGAAATGTTTGGAACGCAAGAGGATTTGCTGGCGAAGTGCCGTACTCTCGTTGGAGAAAATGATAATGGATGACTACAGCAATATGCTCAACCGCAACGAGCGGACGTACATGAACCTTAATGACAAGCAAAAAAAAGCCTACTGGATGGGCGACCCCAAAAAATTGGCGGGAAAAAACCAGAAGCCAACAAACCCGAAGGATGCTGTCGGTGTAAAGAAGGCTCCCATGAGTACCGTATCATCAGCCGTACTGGCAGAGGTAGGGGTAGCAATGCTTGAAGGCGCATTGAAGTATGGTCGCCACAACTACAGAGGTGTCGGCGTAAGGGCATCTGTCTATTACGACGCAACGATCCGCCACATGTTTAGCTGGTGGGAGGGTGAAGACAAAGACCCTGACAGCGGCATGAGCCACATCACCAAAGCCATAGCTAGCTTGGTCGTGCTGCGAGACGCCATGATCCAGAGCAAGGTAGAGGATGACAGGCCACCACGCTCAGTAGAGTTCTACGCTGGCTTAAACGAGCAAGCTGCAAAGCTGATCGATCAGTACGGGAGCGTGCAGCCATATCACTACACGATAGCGAACGATGAGTAAGCAGTCGAAGATAGACAGCTTCATGGAGACGGTGACTAACACCACCATCGGTTTCGTGGTCTCGCTGATCACATGGGGACAGAACTTAGGCATCACCGCCATCTTCACCGTGGTCTCTGTAGTCAGGGGCTACATTCTGCGCCGCGCCTTCAATGGCCGGTCAGTCTGGCAGACAATTAGGAGTAAATCATATGGGTAAAATGAGCCGCACAAAAGGTGCTGTCTATGAGCGCGAACTGGTCAACCAAGCCAAGGAATTCGGCCTGTTTGCGCAGCGTGTACCGTTGTCTGGAGCCACGACTTATGCTAAGGGAGACGTAGAAATAACGCCTACTTTCAGTGAGAAGCCGTGGGTGTTCGAAGCCAAGCGCAGGAAGGAGCTTCCGGCGTGGTTGCTTGAAGCTTTGGGTGAGAATGCTGGCCTGATCTTACGCGCAGATAACGAGAAATCTGTAGCCATCATCCCGCTCACAACACTGTTGGAGTTGATGCAGTAAGTGAAGCCTACAAAGAAAACTACACCGCTCCAGACTGTGGTGTGGGCAGAGACGGCCTCCAAGCAAGGACGCCATCACGAAAGGATGCAGTGGATTGACAAGAATGTTCCAGAAAGCTTCCGCGCTTTGGTCAGAGATCACATGGTCTCTTTTCTTGCAGGAATTGCGTATGCGCTACCAACTAAGGAAATGCGCAGAGAATTTATCGACGACATTCCGCTTGATTGCGATCCTCCTTGGTCGCGTTCGCTAGTAGAGAATTATGTATTATTGATATGGAAAACCCAACGCAAAATGGCCGCATAATTTACGAGAATGAAGCCACGCTTCTAACAGAGCGGCTGGCTATCACTGAGGTTGCGTCCCTATGGACGGTGTCGGTGGTCAAGCTGCCGCGCAAGTACTCCGCTGACTTTGCTCTAATCAGAGAAGGTTGCGGTGAAAGAAAGGTTGTGGCTTGGGCTGAGTTCAAGAGCCGCACAAATCCCATCGATAAGTACAAGAACTATCAGGTTTCACTACACAAGTACATGCGGATGACCTCCCTTGCAACGGAGACAGGGATCATGTCGCTACTCATCGTCCAGTGGACGGATTGCACGGGCTACATTCAACTCCCAACCCCTGTGAACGTAGTCTTTGGCGGGACTATGAACCGTGGAGATTGGGAGGATAAAGAGCCAATGGTAGAGATACCTAACTCAATGTTTAAGATCATATCCAGAAAGTGAAGCTAGGTAATTGATCCGCTCTTTGTAGAATGGATCATTCTCAGACCACTTGTCTGCTCTTTGTAGGGCATGACAGACAGTGCTGTGATCCCTGCCCATGACTGTACCGATCTTGACTGTGCTATTACCGCGAAGGCTCATCGCCTTCTGAATAGCATATCTTGCCATGACGGTTTCGCGTGTACGCTTGGGAGACATGATATCTCTTGGGCATATGCCAAACGTCTCGCCGCCAGCGCGAACAATATCCATTAAAAACATATAAAATCCTTTGGGAGAGGCCGAAACCCCTCCCTTTGTTTAAGCTGCGTCTAGTGTTTGTGCGCCGACAATCTCGCAACTGCTACCGGAGCATGCGAGTTCGCGAGTGCCTTCGACTGTATCGATGCCCTTCTCGTAGTAACCAAGATCAGCCCAATCGATTGCGGCTGGCATTGCTGCCAACATCTCTTCGTACTTTTCGGCTGTGATGGTTTCATACGGCATCTGCGTGTAGGTGCTGTCACCTTCGAAGTGAGGCAAGAAGGACAGGCCGGTGATATCATCGAAGTGATCGTACACAGAGCCGCCCACTGAAGGCCACTCGTGTTCTTTGATGCTTATCGTGCAGGACACAGCATGCTCAGACCAGTGCGTGTTGTATGTACGCACCAGATCAAGATGCTCTAACGCAGTCACATCGTCGCGAGTGACCGTGCCTTCACCCAACTTCACCGGAAACGCAAAGACAGTCATGCCCTGCGGCTTAGTCGAGTGAGGCTCACTTGGAATACCAGCGTCTGACATGAACGTAGTGATGGGGTCTTTGTTGTCGCCCGTCACGCGCCGGATGTAGTAGGGCGCATGCCCTTGGTGGATACCGCTTGGGCTGTTCACTAACTGAGACACTGTGCCGGATGGCTTGACGGTGGTCACCGCAGCCGAAGGGTTGATGCCTATGTCGTTGGCCTCCAGACGGTTGGCTTTGATAGCCACAGCCTTCAGCTTCTCCAAGTTCGCGCCTAGCTTTTCCAAGCCACCTTCACCACGCATCAGTGCGTTGTCGTATATGCCAGTTAGGGACACACCAAGCAGACGCTCTTCCTCTGCGTTTCGACGCCACTCTGGCTCGACAAAGTTGAAGCGGGTGAGGGTAGACTGCCATGTGCCAAGGATTGACGCGAGACGTACCTTCTCTTTCAGATCGTTCATCCCGTCATGCTCACGCACCACAGCCTCAGTCAGGTTGCAGAAACCACGGGGACGCAAGATGATCTCGCCGCATGGGTTCGTACCAAAGTCATAACGGTGGTCACGCCGACCAAGCCGTAGGATTTTATTGATGGCTCCCTCACGATTGAAGATGCCACGCTCACCGGAGCGGGAACGATAAAGGGCCAACCACTCATCCATGAACTGGCCTACCTCTGGCTTCTCTGTGTAGGCGGCAGAGTTATTGGCTAGGGCAAGGTAAGGCTTCTCCATCCACCAATTGCCAGACTTAGCATCGCGCATACGCTGGTCGGAGAGGTTCGACAGGCTGATCTCAGCGGATCGGCGGACACCACCAACGACAACGATCTCACCTACTTTGCAGATGATCTCATGTATCTCGATGCTGTTCAGTTTACGCCCACACGCATTACGCATGGTGCGGATCGTGAATTCGAATAGGTCGCGCAGAGGATCAGGGCCAGAGGCGCGGCCACCGAAGACCTTCAAGCGTTCGCCAGCCGGACGAATCTGGCTGTAGTCCACGTTGGGGATAGTCCCTGCATACAAGCAAGTGATCAGTGTGTGATAAGCTTCAGCCCAACCAAGCTTGCTATCTCCGACAATGATGTCGAAGGCGGTGCGGTCAAAGTGATCCGGTACAGTAGGCAGCTTGGATATTTCCTGCCGCTCAACGCTGAAACCAACACCCGTTCCACACATAAGGACGTAGAGCGCCTCAGAGAACGCCTTGGGGCGATCAATGGGTAGGTAGCTACAATTGTAGCCAGCAATGTTCTCGCGCCTCAGAGCCTCTCCTGCGGTCATTAAGGCACGCATTGATGGCATGACCCCTAGCGACAGCACGGCGTCCTCAAGCTCACTGCGAAGCATGCGTGATGGCTTTGTGTCGTGATGCTCTTCAAGCTGCTCTTCAAAGAAGTCGAAATATCGCGAGACGGTTTCGTCCCAATGCTCTCTGCGACCCTTGGAATCAATGAAACGGGCGTAGCGAGACTTGTGAATATAAGACTGATAGTCAGTTGGTAGTTGCATTAGTTCCTCCGGATATAATTGCTACGTTGTTAGACATTCGCACCGCACGTTTATGAAACCCCCAATCCCTGTGGCGCTTGTTACTTCTGCTGTCTAACCGTCGATCCCGCCGTAGTTGTCGGGATTTGAAAGGAGCAGGATGGGGTAACTGTTAAACTAGAATTTCACTGATCCCACTGTGTCTGTCCGTTGAACAGACGGTCTATAAACCAATCGATGATGCGCCGGATCATTGCTTTAACTCCTGCAATGCGCGGACAATCTCCACCGCCCTTGCTGACGTAATGCTTTTCCACTCGCACCATGCGCCACAGCCGCATTCGCGTTCTTCAAGTGCAGCGCAGTCGCATAGCTTGGCATCCTCCTCTAGCGCCTTGGCAGCTTCTTCAACGCCTGAGTTGAATCCTTTTTGCCATCTGGATAGTGGGTCATCAGTCATTTGCTTTTGTCCTTATCTCCAGCCCACGGGCATCCAGTGCAGCGCGGAAGTCATCAGCATCGGGCATAAACCCGCCAAAATCTTTCAGC